TACGCCGACGAGGTCGACGACGAGGACAAGATGTTCCTCTTCCAGGTGATCACTGGAGGTACCACGGACGTGGAGCAGTTTCGTCGCGAACACGCCAGCAGTCTGGATGTTGTACGTGGACGCGAAGACGTGGAACTGCCGTCCGAGTGACTTGCTGCGGATAACCGATGACTACGCAGCTTACTGCCTGGATCAGGCGGTTGGCTACTTCGGTCGTACGGTTGAAGCAGAGCTGGATAAGGTCGAGGGCAAGAACCGAGACGAGACCGAGCAGAAGCGAAGTCGAGTACTGGATCGATACCTCGGCAATACTGAGAAGCCCAGTCGAGGTCAATTTGCCGATCCGGCCTCGATGTTCAAATAGGAGGCTCACGTGGCAGGATCGCTTGGGACAATCTCAGGCCAGGTACGCCTAGATGCGGCCCAGGCGCTCGCCCAGTTCGCAGCAATGCGAACGGCTGCTGCTGCTTCCAATGGTGCCCTGGCCACCGCTGGTCGTAGTCTGTCGGCTTTTGGCAAGACTGCCCTGGTGGCCGGCGGTGCACTGACCGCGGCATTCGGACTCGCAATCAGCAAGGCTGCCGAGTTCGAGAAGAAGATGGACTACTTCGGTGCCGTCTCCAATGCGACTGCGGCTCAGATGAACCAGGTGCGAGATGCGGCCCTGGAGCTGGGACGTACCTCTCAGTACTCGGCTAGCCAGATCGCCGATGCCTTCGTGGAGATGGGTAAGGCGGGTGTTACCGCTGACCAGATTACCGGCGGTCTGGCTCGAGCCATGGTCAACCTGGCTTCGGCCGCGGACATCGATCTGGCCCAGGCGACCAACATCGTCACCTCCCAGCTGCAGGCCTACAGTCTGACTGCAGCTGATGCGGCCCACGTAACGGACGTCCTCGCCGGCGCAGCCAACGCTTCCATCGTGGATGTCGAGGACCTGGGCGTATCGCTCAAGTACGTCGGCGGTGTGGCTCATGCGCTGGGCATCTCCTTCGACTCTACGGTCGATGCGCTGTCGCTCCTCGGCAAGGCTGGCATCAAGGGCTCGACTGCAGGTACCTCGCTGCGGCAGATCATGGTCTCCCTGGCCGGTGGCACCAAGGCGGCAAAGAAGGAACTCACGGAACTCGGCATCATTACCGAGGACGGAACGAACAAGTTCTTCAATGCTGACGGTTCGGCCCGATCGCTCGCTGAGGTCTTCCAAATCCTGCAGGATCACACTCGTGGCCTGAGCCAGGAACAGCAGCTGATGGCCTTCCGGACCATCTTCAACAACCGTGCCCTCGCGGCTGCTGAGATCCTGACCAAGGCGGGAGCCGCTGGCTTCGCCGAGATGAACGCCGAGATCAGCAAGACCACCGCCGCTGATGTTGCTGCACAGCGGATGGACAACCTTGCCGGCGACATCAAGAAGCTCAAGGGTAACATCGACACCCTGCTGATCCAGGCGGGTACTCCATTCCAGGCTTTCCTCCGCCAGACCGTGCAGCAAATCACTCGGTTGGTGCAGGCCTTCGCGAGTCTTTCCCCTGAGACGCAAATGTGGATCTTCCGCATCGTCTCGGTTACCGGCGCACTACTCACCCTCATCGGGGTTTTGAGTGTGTTCGGCGGAGCGATTTTGAAGATCGCATCTGGAATTCGGATCATGGCGGGAGCGGTTACGCTCTTGACCACCGTGATGAGGTCTCTCACGGTAGCCACGATTCAGCAGACCGCGGCTGCGCTGAGCAACCCATATGTGCTGCTGGCCATGGCCATCGTGGCATTGATCGCAGGCCTGGTCGTGCTCTACTACAAGAGCGAGGCCTTTCACAACTTCATCAACGCCATTGGCCGAGGTATCGCCACTGGGTTCATGGCAGTCGTCGACTTCTTCAAGCGACTGCCGGGCTACTTCGTGGAGGCCTGGAATGCCATCTCCTCCGGCTTCAAGGCTGGTGTGGACTGGATAGTCGGGGCTTGGGATACCGCAGTAAATGCGGTCGAGGGTGCGATCTCGGCGGTTGTTAGCGGAGTAGTCACCGCTTACAACTCGGTGATCAACTTCTTCAAGGCCCTCCCGGGCTGGGTGGCCAACGCGGTCACCAGTGCTTGGACCTCGTTCGTTGAGTTCCTGGTTAAGCTGCCCTACTACGTCGGTTTCGTACTCGGCTTCATCATCGGCCGTATCATCCGATTCGTGGCTGATGCGAGCAGCGCTTTCTGGAACTGGGCAGTAAGCACTACCACGGCGATCGTGGATTGGTTCTCCAAGCTGCCCGAGCGGCTGTCGACATTCTTCAGCGAGCTCTGGACTGACATCGTCAATTTCACGACGACCACGTTCGATGCTTTCAACACGTGGGTGGTAAACACCTACAACAACATCGTCGACTGGTTCTCTCGACTGCCGGGCCGCATCGAGCAGTTCTTCATCGACCTGTACAACAACTCCATCACCTTCTGGACCAACTTCTACAATAGCTCGGTCGAGTGGGTTAGCAACACCTACAACTCCATCATCGATTGGTTCCAGCGACTGCCCGGTCGAGTGGTGCAGTTCTTCGTCGACATGTACAACGGTACGGTCATCCTGGGTAAGCAGCTGCTGCACTGGGCGCTGAACCTCGGCTCTGACATCTACAACGGTATCGTCGACTGGCTCTCCAAGCTGCCCGAGAAGATCGGTCAGATTGTCGACAACGCCATCGGGGCACTCAAGGATGCGGTCTCCGGAGCCATCTCTGCAGCCGAGGACTTCGGTCGTGGTCTCTGGGACGGCTTCAAGCGAGGCATGGGTATCCACTCGCCGTCGTACATCGAACGGGCCATGTGGCGGGTCACCGATGTGACCGGTACCGAGTCCAAGCGACTGGGTCAGCAGGTCCGAACCATGCAGGGCCTTGCCGGCACAATCGCTGAGGACAACCCGGCGAGGGCTGCGGCATATGCCAACACCACCCGGATCGCAGCTCTCACCCAGGGTCTCAGGTCTCAGGCGGCGGCTCTGCAGAATGCTGCTAACTCCCTGTTCCCGATGAACGGTCAATACTCGCTCACCGCATCATATGCGGGCGCATCGAGTGCATCAGGGCCTTCCGCAACGGGCCTGGAGAGCGCAGGGTCGGAGCGGCCCATCATCGTCAATAACTACAACCCGATCGCTGAACGCGGCTCCGATTCGGCTTCACGGAATCTGCGCACTCTTTCCGACATGGGGGCTTTCTGATGACAGTCACAACTGCCGAGACCCTCGCCGTCAATGGGGTGGTACTCAACACCCTGGCCAAGAACATCGAGGCCTTGACTGGGCGTCTCAAGGTAGGCAATCTCCGAACCGAGAATGTTTCGGTGCCGGGCCGACATGGCACACTCCGTACCTCTCAGAAGTTCTACGACGAGGGGGTCATCGTGCTGCCGATGTGGGTGAGGGGGTGCAACGACGACGGCCTCGTTACTACCACGGCCCGGCGGGAGTTCTACTCTAACCTGGACGCGCTGAGCCGCCTCTTCCGACCGGGCGATGGGATGCTCGAGGTGGTCCACACCCTACCCGATACGACGAGTCGGCGAGTCATGGCCGAGGTAACCGAGGTCATCGACTTCTCGGTGGTGGAGAAGTCCGGAGACATGCCGCTCGGCAAGTTCTCGGTAGCCATGAGGGTGCCTGGGGTGTTCTGGGAAGATACTATCGTCAACTCCATCGACATGCTTCCCACACAGAACGGTCAGGTGGCCGGGCTCGATGGCATGACGGCTCCGTTGGAGGACGGAGTATTCACCATCACGGGCCCGGCTACTAACCCCAAGGTCGAAGCCCTGTACAATGGGGCCTCGTTGGCCACGCCGAACTGGTTCCAGTACAGCGGCACGATCCCGGGCAGCCAGACGCTCACCGTGGACTGCGGCAACTGGACTCTGACCGGCGGGGGTGGGTTCACGCCGAACTATGCGAACTTCAGTCACGTCGGTGGCGCACGGTGGCTTACCATCGTGGCTGCGCCGGCGGGACAGTCACCAGGGCTCAAGATTACCGCATCGTCGACCACCGGGGCGACCAAGGTCAACCTGACCGCCCGACGTAAGTACCTGGTGGGCTGACATGACGATCCCGATCTTTACTCTGCGGACGGTCACCTCCGGCGGGGCGCTGAACCAGTTCCTGCCCGACTTCCAAGGTATCGACATCTCGCCGGTGTTCTCGGCTGCCGGCACGATCCAGGTCAAGTACCCGGAGAACGGTGTCAACTTCAGTCTGCTGCAGGATGACCTCGAGCTCGCCATCTGCCTCAACGGGGTCGAGGTACCCGAGCTGCGATGCGTGGTCGAAAGTACGGAGGGCAACGACGCCACCGACCAAAGCAATGGCTCGGTGTGGACCTTCACCTGCCGCACGCTGCTGGGTCGACTGGATCAGGCGATTGTCTATCCCCAGCTCTGGCCGACTGAGACGAACCCCCCGAAGCAGGAGTACCAGACTGCAACTCCGGGCGAGATACTTGGCGACCTTATCACGAAGGCGCACACCCGGGGCTCGCTTCTCTGGCTCTCTTACGACTTCACGGACACGCTCGACTCGGCAGGTCAACCCTGGGCCAACAGCCTCGACATCGAGTACGACGCCGGTACCACCTACCTCGACGTGGTGGACAACCTGTACAAGAACGGTGCGGTCGAGGTAACCATGCAGGCCCGAGTTCTGCGGGCTTACAACCCGGATACGTTGGGCACTGACAAGAGCATCGGGGCCACTCCCCTGAGGTTCGTCAAGGGCCGAGACATGAGCGAGTCGCCTCGGAAGAGCTCGACACGCGAACTGTCTACCGTCGTGCTCGTTGCCGGCAAGAACAATTCCTACGTCGAGCGAGTGGCCGACAGCGGATCACTTACTCAGTGGGGCCGACGTGAGCTGTCCTACTCGGTCAACAACGTGGAGACCCCTGGGGTTCTTGATGTGATCGGCGACACGGTCATCGAGACGCTGAAGACCCCGAGGCTCGAAGTAACCCACGGCCTGCACTACGAAACCGACAACAACCCCAAGCCGATCACCGACTTCACCGTGGGCGACTGGGGACTGAGTGATGTAGGTCGAGGCTTCGAGCGCTATCGTATCAAGCAGTGGGTTGTCTCGGTCGATGACAAGGGCGCGGTCACCGGCTCTGTCACGCTGAACCAGCTGATCGATGAGCGTATCACCAAGCTCAACCGTAAGCTGACCGAGCTTGACAACGGTACGACTTCGGGTGGCGCATCCGAGCAGGAGGATGACGGCAAGGCGCCGGCGGTGCCGACCGGGTTCTCGATCACCAGCAACTACTACATCGTGGGCAATCAGGCTCGGGCGGTAGTCACGTTCAACTGGTCGGATGTCACGACCAACAGCGATGGTACCACGCTTAGCGACCTGGAAGGCTACACGGCCAGGTGGCGATACGCGTCTGATGCGGCTGATCTCTGGCGGGTCATTCGAGGTACCGATGCCAACACAAGCATCGTTTACTTCGACGACATCAACCCGAACAGCAGCATCCGCCTCCAGGTCGAGGCCCACGACCGGTACGGCCGATCGAGCGGTTACTCTGCTCTCCAGAGTCACACAACGGCAGGTGACACGACCGCGCCGGCGAAAACTTCCTCGCCCGTCGTCACATCCAACGTGGGTACTCTGCGAGTAGTCTGGGATGGCCTAAACAGCACGGGTGGCGCCATGGACGCCGACCTGGCTGGTGTGGAAGTCCATGTCGGGCCGAATGGTACCTTCACCCCGGACACCTCGACGCTGAGGGATTACCTCGTCGGTTCCTCGAAGATCGCAACCACGATCACGGCCGGTCTCAGCTATGGTACTGAGTACTGGGTTCGATTGGTGCCAGTTGACACCTCGGGTAACAGGGGCGCCGCCTCGGATGAGACTTCGACTAGCCATGTCGTACTCTCGGCCCTGGTGAATGTAGAGATCGGCACCGGCGAGGTCGGTCTCTCGAACACCAGATTCAGCGACGTGGGCAACCTGGTCGACGACGGCAACTTCGAGAACCAGCAGCTCCGAGGCGTTCGCACAGTAGCGATGACGGGTACCCACTTCAGCTTCGACAACACGACGGCTTCGGTGGGCACTTGGTCGGTGAAGTCGACCAGCTACACAGGTGCCGACGAACTGCTGCTGCTTCAGTCGGCTCTGCCGGTCAAGCCGGGGGAGCGCATCTTCGGCGCGGCGGATTTCAAGTCGAACACCTCGGTGCCAGTGACCGCCTTCGTGGCTGTCGTGGTGAAGTGGCTCAACGCCGCCGGCAACTACATCGACAACACTGGTATTCCCAACAACGTTTACTACCAGCTCGCCAACAACTGGAACACGACGGTCGACAACGCCTGGCATAGTCGGGTGGCGGGTACTTCGGTCATCGCTCCGACTAATGCCGTGGCCTTCGAGGTCTACCTCGCCAACATCGCGCTCACCGCCGGCCTGGTGTGGACCGACGCAGTTGAGATCCGTCGCCAGGTCGACACTCTGCTGGTTGCCGATCTCGCGGTCACGAATGCCAAGATCGCTAACCTGGCGGTCAACAACGCAAAGATCTCGGATCTCTCGGTCGGCAAGCTGACCACCGGTACACTTGGTGCGGACATCGTAGTTGGTGCTCGTATCAAGACATCCGACACGGGCGCACGAGTTGAACTGAACTCTGCCGGGATCGCGGCTTACAACTCTGGCGGTACCCAGACGGTAAACATCGCATCCAGCGATGGCTCGGTAACCATCATCGGTACACTGAAGTCGGGAGTCAGCGGCCGAAGGGTCGAGGTCAACCCCACCTCTACCTTCCTACCCGAGCTGAGGTTTTACCCGACCACCGGTTCCAACTATGCGTTCATCAACTCCATCGCGAGCGGCAGCGGCACCGTATCGTTCATGGGTGTGAACACCGGTCAGTTCACGGCCAACGGACAGACATGCCAGTTCCGTAACTACATGACCGACACGGTAGCTACGGTCGAGCTTATCCGGTCTGACACCCAGGCTCAATGGGGTGGTGGAATAGACATCGGAATCGACAATGTCTACATCAACCATCAGCTTAGCGGGACCAGTCAGGGTGGCTACGCCGACATCCACAAGAACTACGCCGAGATCGGGTTCAACTCCTCCACGGATGCGAACGATGTCCACTGGTACATGAACGGTGCCAACGGTGAAATGCGGATCATCGGTCGATTCGCGGCCTACGTTTCACTGCAGTTCAATGAGGGGCTCCACACAGGCATCCTGTTCTTGGGCGGGGCTAGCGGCATAAGCGTTGGCTATGGTGCCACCATGAACGGTAACATGGCTCCGGGTGGCACCATGTACGATGACACTACCTTCTTCAAGTGGAAGGTGGGCAACGGTAGCGCCACTGGGTATGACTTCGATGCCGATGGTGGGTCGACCGGGGCCTGGATTCCGTGGACCTACCGAATGAACTAGGAGCACCAAGATGCCCGATCAGTGGAACATCCTCAAGGTTGAGCAGCACCTGATCTCCGGCCAGGAGGTTTGGGCGGTAGATCGTCAGCGACAAGGTGACAAGGACTTCAAGCGTCACTACTTCCCTAACTCCACCATCGAGTGGCGAGCGGCCGAGTATGACCTCGATCACACCACACCTGAAGGTCGAGCCGACATCCTCGACATCGTGCTCCACGAGCCGTTCATAGCCAGGCTCAACCCTCAGATCACGCCGCCTAAGCCCAAGACGATCAACGGTCGGCTGATGATGGTATCGGAGCGAGCCGAGGAGGTTCACCTTTACAACGCGCCGACGAAGGGCGATGCTCTCAAGGCGCATCGAGATCGAGTGGCAAGGGTGAAGCAACAGGTCGCCCAGGTGGGGGCTTCCGAGCTCGCACGGACGCTGCGGAAGAGCTCCAACGAACCCGCCAGCATGCTTCAGGCCATCATCGACTGGCTGCCCGATGACGATCGAGTTGCAGAGAAGCGCATGGCAGTTTTCATCCAGCGTGCCAAGATGGGGCTGGAGGTCATGCCGGCGAGGGTGGTTAAGCCCAGGCTTTTCGATCCTTCCATCGTCGAACAGAGCAAGCAGATCAAACTAGAGATCGCCAGGTCGAACAAGAATGCGAGTGCTGAGGGAGCACCCGAAAGCTAAATCTGCGGCGATATGATCGTAATTGCTCAACCCATAGCCCAGGAGGTACTCCCCGATGTCCAACAACTCGCTGCAGGTCGACCCGAACATCGTCAACCAGGTCTGGAAGGAGAAGAACGAGGCCATGACGGCCGAGAACGTACTCCTGACGGCCGCGGTCAGCCAGTTGGGCACCGAGCTCGCCACCACCCAGGCCGAACTGAAGCGCGTCCAGGGGGAGCTGGACTCGCTCAACGATGCTGAAGACTGACTCTGACCTAGGCAGGGGTCAACAGGGGAGAATCCGTGGATCTCATTTCCACCCTGCCCGTAGGCTCGCTGGGTGCCGGTAGCATTCTCGCTATCTTCGTCCTCTTGATCATGAGGGGCGGGCTCATCCCTCGTCAGACCCACGAGGATCGGATGAGGGACAAGGATGCTCAGATCGAGTACTGGAGAACCGCGCACGGTAGGGAAGTGAATCGGGGGGATGAACTCGCCTCCCAAGTCACGACCCTCATGGAGGTGGCCAGCACTGCAGAACATGTGCTGACTAGCCTCTCTCAGGTTGCCCGAAAGGACGAGATGAGACATGAGACTGCTTCCTCGGCGTAAGAAGAGGGGGGGCGCCTCGGTTTCGCTCACTAAGCCGACGCGCAGCCAGGAATGCCAGACGGCGAAGGCTGAGGCCATTGCCGCCAAGGGGAGACTCAACGAAGCTCAGGCGCAGCGGCCACAAGTAGAGGACGTGGCCGCTCGCTTGGCAAGCATCCGGCGGGAGAATCACTTCGCCGAGATGATCCGAATCGCAGTAATGGGGGATCAACCATGACACCTGGACAGATGGCCAACGGGGCGGCCTCTGCTTGGGTTGCCGGCATGGGCTCGCTTTTCATCCTGAGCTATGCCGTCCTCGCCAAGTGGTACAGGTCGACCGACGGCAGACTGATGATGGTCTTCGGGGTGACCATAACCATCACCTGCTCCCTGACCCTGACCATGACCGTCTTCGGCTTCTCCGCCGGGGTCGACTGGCTTCGCTTCGTGCAGGCCGCGGTCATGATCGCCAACGGCTTCTGCTTCCTCATCTTCACCATCAGGGTGTGGAGTAAGCAGGTCATCCGCCGCAAGCGCTACACCGAACAGGAGGACATCGAGCTCTATGACTTCCGAGACTGACGAGCCCAACATCCCGACGGACTACGTCGCGAGCATCATCCGTGAGACCGACAACGGCCCGCGGGTGCCGAACGAGGCCGAGATCCTGGCTTCGATCTTCGGGCCGGCCAACGAGCAGGGCATCTACGGCGCCCAGGAGGTGACTGAATGACGATCAAGACCATGACCGACGCCTGCGTGAACTGGCTGGGCACCGGCGAGCCCAACATCATCCAGTCCTGGTACAAGGACCGCAACGGCGCCGACTACTCGGGCAACTTCGCCTGGTGCGACGCCGGTATCACCCGAGCCTCGGTGGACGCCGGCGAGTACGACGCGGTCTGTTTCGGTCAGGACCAGGCTTACACCCCGGCCCACGCTCAGACCTTCAAGAACCACGGCCAGTGGACCTACGGCATCGACGGCTGCCGTGAAGGTGACATCGTCTTCATGGACTGGCAGATGGAGGGGCCCGGCCTCGGCCGGATCGTCAACATCGACCACGTCGAGTACGTCACCGGTCGCCAGGGCGATCTGGTGCTGACCATCGGCTTCAACACCCTCGACGTCTGCGCCCGCCGAGTCCGCACCGCCAACGAGATCGTGGGCTACGGCCGGCCGAACTACAGTCAGCAGACGCCTCCGCCACCGCCGCCTCAGAACTCGGCACTGCCGCCCCTCCAGCACTCGATCGACCGGGTTCTCGTGAACTACTGCGAGGGCGCCGACGTCTACGAGTTCCAGCGCTACATGCACGACGTGCGCGGCTGGAAGAGCCTGGTCAAGGACGGCGAGTACGGCGACCAGTCCGAGTCCATCTGCCGGCAGTTCCAGCGCGACAGCACCGCCCACGGCTGGCCGCTGGAGGCCGACGGCAAGTTCGGCCCGAAGACGAAGTACGCCATGCTCCACCGGCCGATCACTCGGTAACATCAAGGGCTGGGTGTGGAGGTCGCTGGGTGGTCGGCCTCCACACCCTCTTCTTGTAGAAAGAGAGAACCATGCCTACTCCCCTGCCCGTAGTCAACGTGCATGGCAAGTACCTGGAGCCGAACTCCGCTGGCACTCCGCGGCAGGGTACTGTCACGTTCACCCCTTCGCCGGCACCGATCGCCTTTCCCGACCAGAACATCATCGTCCTGGGCACTGAGACGGCCACACTTGACTCCAATGGTGAGTTCACCATCGCCCTGATCGCCACGGACACGGCGAATCAGAACCCGACTGGATGGACCTACACGGTTACCGAGAAGATCATCGGTGAGCGCCCGCGCACTTACCAGATCCTCCTGCCGTACACCGTCGCCACCATCGAGCTGTCCGACATCACCCCGACCGATGCGGCGCCCACCTATCTGCCGGTGGTTGGCCCTCAGGGTCCGCCGGGGATCGTCCAGAGCGTCAATGGCTACAGCGCCATCAGCATCACGCTCAGCTCGGCCGACGTCGGCGCCGTACCGCTCACTCAGAGGGGTGCCGCAAACGGCGTGGCTACGCTGGATGGCACGACGCATGTGCCTGCGGCACAGCTGCCTGACCTCAGCGGAACGTACATTGCCACGACCCAAAAGGGGGCAGCTTCTGGGGTTGCTTCTCTGGACTCCAGCAGCCACCTGACAGCGAGTCAGTACGACTGGTCGGCCACAACACCGGTTGCCATCGCCAACGCGGGTGCGGTGGGTACCTCGACCCAGCCCGCGCGATCGGATCACACCCACGCCGGTGTGGCCCTCACCGGTAACCAGACCGTCGCCGGCATCAAGACCTTCAGCTCGAGCCCCTCGGTTCCCACACCGAGCACGAGCGGTGATGCGGCGAACAAGGGTTACACTGACGGGGCGCAGACGTACACCGGGGCCAAGAGCTGGGCGCTGGCCACGGCTGGCGACCTCATGCTCGGCGTACAGCTGACCGGCGATACCAACCGCCGATTCCAGATCCTCGGCGACGGCACCATGTCGTGGGGTCCCGGTAATGCTGCGGTGGATGCTACCCTCTTCCGAGAGGCCACCGGGGTTCTTACGCTGAACTCCACTGGTCTGAGGGTGTACCGAGCCACGACTGGCGACTTCAGCTTCAGCACCAAGGTCACCGGCGACACCAACGCCCGGTTCTACGTGCAGTCGGATGGCACCATGAACTGGGGTCCGGCAACGACCGCAGCTGACACGGTACTGTTCCGAGGTGGGATCAACCAGCTCACCACCAATGGTCAGCTGCTGATCAACAACACGACCGACGTTACCCTCACTTCGACCGGCCACGCACTTCAGATGGGTGCCACCTCCGGCATCAACCTGCGTCTCGATAACAATGAGATACAGTGCGTGAACAATGGCGCGGCCAACGTCATCGACGTACAGGCCGAGGGCGGCAACTTCCGGCTGTTCAACAACGCAGCTGCTTCCCTGATCGTCCGTGGTGCTGAGGTTATCACCAACGATGCAGCGGCCACATCGACCTTCGCCATCAAGGTGACGGGCGACACGGTCAACCGCCTGGACATCAACTCGGATGGCCTGATGTCGTGGGGCCCGGGCAATGCGGTTTCTGATGGCGGGTTCGGTCGAATCAGCGCCAACGTCCTGGGCACGGTCGATGCAGCACTTCGAGCCAACCGAAGCAGCGCCGGCGGCAGCGCGATCTCGACCCGAGCTACTGGTGACACGGCAAACCACTGGCAGATGACCGCTGCTGGTCTCATGGAGTGGGGCCCCGGTAATGCGTCGGTGGATACGAACCTGTACCGCCTGGGCCTGGACTCGCTCAAGACCGATGACTCCTTCACCATCGGAGCCAACTTCCTCGGGGCGACCAACCAGAACACCGGCGCCTGGACCGCCCACACACCGACCTGGACGGCCACGACCACCAACCCGACTCTCGGTAACGGTACGCTGGTCAGCCGGTACTGCCGAGTCGGTCGCATGATCACGTGGATCGGCTACCTGACCTGCGGATCGACCACCAACGGCGGAACTGGAGTCTGGAGCATGTCCCTGCCCACCGCCGCAGCGGCCAACAGCATCACCACGGTCGGTAGCGCCAACTTCGTTCACCTCGGTGACAATGAGTACGTGGGTGTCTGCGAGATTCCCTCGGGTGCCTCGACCGCCGGCTTCGTGGTCAAGGGAACCGCCAGCATCTCCCAGTTCTCCAACGTCAGCAATTCCTTCCCCTCCGGCACCGACAGCAACGTCCGCCTCATGTGGAGCATCACTTACGAGGCTGCCAGCTAACCAAGCGCCCCTCTCATGCTGCGGTGTGGGAGGGGCATTTTGGTGTGCGCGCCTGCTCGATCGCATCATGCATCAAGCTGCTTTGGAAGCAGCTGGGATCGCGTCTATCAGGGCGGGCACTAGCTGCATGATGAATGAGGCGGGCGCGATAGCCTTGCGATCAGGGAAGCGCAGGGATGACGATGATGCCCCACACACCAAGAAGACCTGATCGCGGGGTTCTCGGCGGGGGGGTTACCGAGTTCGATCAGGTCTCTTGGTTGGGCGCCCTGCTAAGCCAGGTCATTTAAGTCAGGCGGCGTTGAAAGCCTGACCCCATCCGCCGGCGGCGGGTATTCGCTTACTCCTCGTCGAAGTCGAGCTCCTCGTCGTCCTCGACCTCCTCGACCTCGACCGGCTTCGCCGCGCGGCGGGTCGTCTTCTTGGCGCGGGCCTTCGGGGCCGGGGCGTCGGCCTCGTCGGTCTCGACCTCGTCGGCCTCCTCGGCCTTCTTGGCGGCGGCCTTCGCGGCCTTGTCGGCCTTCAGCTTGGCGAGCTTGGCCTGCTTCTCGGCCTCGAGCTCCCCGCCCTTGAAGGCGGCGACGATGGCGACGACCTCGGGGTCGGTCGGGCCGGTCCAGTTGTAGCGCTCGCGGTTGCCGGCCTTGATCTCGCGGTTGACTCGGCCGGACTCGTCGCGGGCCATCTTGCGGATCAGGGTGCGGATGGCGCGGGGGTCGGTCTCGTTGCCGGTGACGGCCTTGATGTGGTCGCAGAGGTCGCGGATACCGAAGGTGATGCCGGCGTCACGACCGGCGGACTTCTTCTTGCCGGCGGGCTTGGACTCCTCGACCTCGTCCTCCTCGAGCTCCTCGAGCTCGTCGGCCTCCAGGTCCTCCTCGATGTCGCCGTCGCCGTCGGCCTCGACCAGGTCCTCCAGCTCGTCCTCCTCGACCTCGGGGGTCGGCGCCGGCTTGGCCTTGGTCGCGGTCGTCTTCTTCGGGGTGCGGCGGGTGGTGGCAGCCATGATGGCAAATCCTTCGCTTGGTGTGGATATCGGCAATGCCCTGGCGGGGCGTTCGGTGATGAGGCAACAATATCCTTCCCGTGAAGCATCGTCAAGGCAGCCAGGCGGTTACGGGAAAAGATGCGGGGTAATTGACATCCCATATACGCGAGCATATGATTGCCCCATCACTCAACAACGAAGGGGGCTGACCCGATGAAGTTTTACCTGATCAAGTACGTGGGCTACGGGGAGCACGACTACCGCGAGGACGAGTCCGCCCGAAGGGAGTTCGGCAGCATCATCGGGGCCGTCTCCGCCATGCAGGAGGTCAAGGGCATCGGCGAGGAGAAGATCTACGAGGCCCTGCAGTACAGCTTCTCCGAGCAGATCTACTGGGTCAGCGACATCGAGGGCTACGCGGTCGCGACCGAGTTCGAGGTGGACCCGATCGATGGCTAGGTACCTGCTGATCGAGGTCGACTCGAACGCCACCGCCGACAAGCTTCGCGCGCAGATCGATAGCGCCGGCGAGGCCAAGGGCATGAGGGTGGTGGGACTCTTCTCGAGGGGGCTGGTTGCCTGCGAGTGCCCCACACCGGCCCGGCACCCTCAGACGAACTCCGTTATCGACGTGCGGGGTTCCAAGCTCGGCTGGATGATTTGCCCCAACTGCGGCAAGCCCCGCAACGGTGCGGGTCAGGTCCTTTGGAACCTCCTCGACCAGCGCCACCTCAGCCGAGAGCACTTCGCCTTCCGCGCGGTTAGCATCTCGCTGAGGTGGGTGCTCGGACCGAACGGCAAGCTGACCACGGACAGGGGGCAGGGATGACGCACTGGGTGCTGCTGGAACTCAAGGACGAGGCCACCGAGAACTTCGTCAAGAAGGCAGGCAGTCGAGTACTCGGGGTGTGGGAGACGCCCACGGAGTTCTGCGACTGCGACCACCGCAGTGACTTCAACCACTGGTACCGCGACGCTGAGGAACAGCGACCGCTCTGCAAGACCTGCAAGAAGGTCCACAAGATTTACGTGATCGGGATCGGCTACCGTACCCGCTGGGCCTTCGGACGCAACCTCATCGGTCGATTCCTGCCCGGGCGCAAGGACTTCGACTGATTCTCGGCTTCTCTCCAGAGGGCTGCCTGCTATTGAGGTAGCCCTCTGGTCGTGGTAAGGTACTGCCATGCGCAATACCACCACGCTGAAGTTCCGCTACCTCTATGCGAAGAGTAGCACGCCGAGGTCCTGGCGACCCCACCTCGTTGACCTGGACTTCTCCAAGGTCACCTGGTACGATGACGACCCGAGTGCCACCAAGTACCAAGTTCGCTGGTACTGCGGTCTCTTCTCCGACAAGGCTCACCCGATCTTCATGCGGGACCTGCCGGAGGGGGTGGAACTTTGTCGAGGCTGCGTCACCTCCGCCCGAATCCGGGCCGGCCTGGAGATCCCCGGCTACCGCATGGTTAAGCGATCCATGCCCTTCCGACCCGTCGTACACCCCTCGCTCGCTGAGGAGGTTGCGATCGGCACCCGGCACTTCGTGCCGCTGGTCGAGTACCCGGTCGTGAGTTACGACGAGCCCCCGGTCGAGGGGAGTCAGGGGGAAGCGCCGTTCTAGCCGAAGACTTCTTCGTACCTGACAGGGTCAAACACCACCGATATACTGGTCGGTATGTGGTGGGCCGTAACTGGTACGGACGCAAGAAGGGAACCATGGCGAAGTACAAGTTCAAGACCACGCCTTACCGGTACCAGGTCATGGCCATCAAGAAGCTGTTGTCGACGGGGTTCGGCGGAGCTCTCCTGATGGCTCCCCGCACGGGCAAGACCAAGACCCTGATCGACTATGCCGGCGCGCTCTACTCGGCGGGCAAGATCAAGCGAGTCCTCATCTTCTGCCCCCTCGGCGTCATCGGGGTGTGGGAGGCTCAGATCGCTCAGCACTGCCCCCACGCCTACCGTATCGTAACATGGGATAAGGAGTCGCGTAAGCAGGGAGCCGAGTTGCCGAAGTATTCGGCCAAGGACACCCTGGACTTCGTGATCATCAACTACGATGCCCTCTCCACACCGGGGGCGGTGATCAAGAGTGACGAGTACGGCAACAAGCTGCGATCCAAGCGAAGGGGTGGCAGGTTCGACATTTTCAAGGCGTTGGCTCGGTGGCAGCCGAACCTGATCGCCCTGGACGAATCCCACCGCATCAAGTCTTCGTCCGCGGTTAAGTCGAGGATGCTACACAAGCTGGGCAAGGTGGCGGAGTACCGGGTCATCATGACCGGTACCGTGGTGACGAAGAAGAAGCGGATCTTCGACGTCTACTCTCAGTGGAAGTTTCTCAACCCCAGTCGCTTCAACATGACGTTCACCACGTTCAAGGAAACCTATGGACAGTGGACGACTCGGAACGGCTTCCCCCAGTGGCTGAGGAACATCAATGAGGATGATCTACACGCTCAGATCCATCAGGATGCCTTCGCCATCAGTCGCGAGGAATGCTACGACCTGCCGCCTCGGCGAGAGCAGATAATCCCGGTGAAGCTCCACGAGTCTGCCCCGTACTATGAGCAGATGGCGAAGGAGATGGTGGCTCGCATCCAGACCGGCGAGATCACGGTGGCATCCATCGCCCTGGTACAGACGCTTCGGCTTCGTCAGATCACCTCGGGCATCGCCAAAACTGAGCCCACCGAGCAGTATCCCGAGGGCCGCCTCGTTCGTGTGGGATACGAAAAGCTCGAGGTCATGAAAGATCTCCTCTCCGACCTCTTTGAGGCGGATGAGAAGGTGGTCGTGGGTGCCCAATTCGTTGGCGATATCGCAGCGATCGCACGGATGTGCGAGGAGCTCAAGGTACCCGCATATGTCGTAAGGGGCGGGGTGAAGCGCCGAGATCGCGACGAGAGCATCCGACTCTTCCGTGAGCGGCCCGGGCCCTCATGCTTCATCGCTCAGCCCCAGGCTGCCGCCGAGGGTATCGACCTTAGCTCGGCATCGATCTGCATCTGGTTCTCCATGACCCCGAGCTACGTTAGCTTCACGCAGTTCGAGGATCGGATCGCCCTGTCAAAGCGTAGCACCATCTTCATGTACTTGATCGCGCACGGTACGGTGGATGAGTTGCTCTACGAAACACTGCAGGGAGACGGGGAAGTCGCCCAGGCAATCATGGCATCCCCTGAGCGGCTTCTCCTGCGAGAATGATAGGGTGCCGAGTCGATTGACTCGAAGATCCGGATTGGGTAGTATTTCTATTACCGCCCTCGACCAAGGAGGATGCTATGCGACTCGTTACCAAGGGGGACAAGGCAACGAGGGCGGCACTTGAGAAATGCACCCGCTTGAGGGCAATGGACCGGGTTCCCCTGGTCTGCCCGGTTCCCACACCCGACAAGATCCAAGAAGACGTTCTGCTCATCGACGCGGTTGTCTTCAGCGAGGATGCACCATGATCATTTTCGAAGGGCCGGATGGCGCGGGTAAGACCTCGCTTGCCGTTCGCCTCTCGAGGGAGCTCGGGATCCCCATCGCCGACAAGGTGGTGAGTTCCGACATGACCCCGATGACCGACCTGGCCCAGTGGACCGAAGACAACGTCAGCTGCGGCTTCCAGCGTCGGATCTTCGATCGCCATCGTCTGATCTCGGAGCCCATCTACGGGCCGGCGACCCGGTCGAGGCAGGACCTTCGGTTCTGTGACCCTGGATGGATGATGGAGATGACCGCCAGGTTCTACGCCTGCGACCCGATCATCATCTACTGCCTGCCGCCGATCCAGACGGTCCGGGCGAATGTGAACCGCGAGGACACCGACAACGCCGCGGTAAAGAGCCGGATCGGCGCGATCTACGCGGGCTATGTGGCTCGGGCGGCGATCGACGTCAGCCAGCGCAACGCTCGGCTGTTCAACTACCAGACCACCCTGTACGACGACATGCTCCGCTGGCTCCAGCGCGAGCTCGACAAGCGAAACGAGGGCTTTACCTATGACCGTCCCCGCACAGCATCAGTCCCCGGCCCTCTCGACCACCGGGGTCCCCGCCTCTCGGTATGAGCGGCAGATCAGCACCTTCCCCTACATGGAAGGTGACCTGATGGAGCTGATGTTCGCCGGTCAGCGCGAGCTCATGCACAAGTACCACGACATCGAGCTCGCCAACGGCGCGACCGTGCTGGAGCCCGACGAGCTCGGGGACCTCGACTCCCGCAGGGTTCAGCAGCGGCTGCACGACCTGTACGGCTACCTCGTTCGCGAGGTGAGCGAGGCCATGCAGGAGCTCAAGAACAAGCCGTGGAAGCAGACCGAGCGCCCGACCGACGTCAAGGCCTTCGTGGACGAGGTCGGCGACGTGGCCCACTTCTTCTTCGAGTTCTGCATCACGGCCGGCATCTCCCCCATCGACCTCTACGAGTCCTACTTCCGCATGCACCAGAAGAACCAGGTGCGCCAGGGCAACGGCTACTAGGAGCTACATGAACACCGGCACCCGTCTCCAGCGGATTCGGGAAGTCGCCGGCGCAGTATGGGACATCATGGCGGCGGCGGTACTGGTTCTCAGTGCCGCCCTCACCACGATCCTCATAGTCGGCACCCTTCACATCTTCTACAAGATCTGGTGAACCATGCGCACGTATCAGGCCGCCACCATGACGGACCTCCACACCAAGATGATCCTCTCGCTGGTCGAGGCCCCCGCTGAGGAGCTCGACGTTATCTCCAACGTGGATGTTCAGATCCACGACGTCATCGGCGTGGCCGACTCGATGGACTGGGAGTTCGACCTCAAGACGCTGTGGCTCACCCCTCAGCGGTGGTCGATGATGGTCAACCAGTACCTCGACGCCGATGCTCTCCAGGCCTGGCTGGACCAGTGCACGAGCAAGATCGGGGTGAAGGGTCGGGGCATCGCGCTGATGCGGACCAAGATCGTGAAGCCCCGAGGGGGTGCCGCGACCGGGCACAGCAACAAGGAGACTCGACGCTGGGGCTCCTGCATGATCTCCCTCAGCTACAAGGCTCTGCCCCGGCCGACGATCCACCTGCACTCCCGCACCAGCTACCTGGGCTACATCGGTGCCTTGGACCTCTCGGTCGCCTGGATGGCCGGCAAGTACCTCGCACACGAGCTCGGCATCGACGTCAAGGATATCGCCTTCGTGTGGACGAACGAGGCGATCCAGTGGCACAACTTCAAGTCCATGGCCTGGATGCTCTGCAACCCGGATCCTTGGGCTCGGAAGAAGTACCGTCGACTGCTGACCGCCGGCGCGACCAAGCTGACCGACGACGAGTTCAACGAGATCCAGAACACGCCGGCGCTCAAGATGACCCGACAGTGGCTGATGAAGGTCCGCAAGGAGGACGCCCAGGGCCTGACCTACGGCGACATGACCTACAACACCTACCGTCGCATCCGCCGGCGCTGGCATACCGAGGTCTTCGGGTTCGAGCACGCCAAGCGGTTCGAGGGTTGGAGCTACTACCAGAAGGGGGAGAAGGCCGGAGAGCAGAAGGACTTCTTCAAGGCCTACAACCCTCTGCCGAGCACCCCCATCGAGAACCTGGACTTCAGGGTGCTGAAGATGCCCTTCGGGCAGCAGTACGGGGGCGACTACGTTCCCGGCCTTGACGAGGACGACGAGGATGGCGATGATGAGTAAGTAGGCCCCGATCAACCACCCAACAGAACTGGAGACAATCATGGGTGAGGATGAGTTCAAGCGGGAGATGGGCCGATACAACCGCATGGCTCAGCTCAAGGTCGGACAGATCTACCGACACTCGGAGCAGGTCAACATCTACGCCAGGATCGACGAGATCCAGGTGAACGAGGACGAGGCGGTGGCGCCCAACATCCTGTTCTCCGTCCGCGACAACCGTCACCCCGAGAACGACTGGGCGGGAGGGGCCGGACTCGACTCCCACACCTTCACCAGCCTCTATGGGGTCGGGCCGATCGAGAACATGCGGAAGCCGACCGCCGACCGACCGCTGAAGTTCCGCATCGTCGCCACCTACGAGTACGAGCCGAAGCCCGAGCTCTACAGGAAGGGTGGCTTCGGCGACAGCCCCACGGTGGACGAGATGATCGCCATCGACCGTGAGGAGATGTGGGAGCTGATGTACCAGGAGATGGGCGAGGGCGACAAGGTCAAGCTCCGCATCGAGGTCGTCGAGGGTGAGTAACTACATCCCGCCCGACCCGAGTCGGCTCGCCGAGGCCGCCAAGGTCTGGGCCAAGATCAAGGTCCGCCGTGCTGCCTACCGCCGAAACCACCCCATCGACGAGACTGGGGTATTCTGCCCCTTCTCGTCCGACGGCAAGTGCATCGGGGGATGTCCTACCATGAAGCAAAGGGCCTGCGTGAACGGCCCCGACGAGGAGGTCTGATGGAACCCGAGAACGAGGGCTACGTGGAGCAGTTCCCGCTCACCGACCCCGAGCCGCCCAAGCTCAACGAGAACTGCCGCACCCCGCTCCACTGCATCAAGGTCGGCGACGAGCCCTGCGGGTGTGGAAATGGTTGAGCTGAGGCAGCTCACCTGCCAGGAGCGCAGGGAGGCAATCGATCCGGATGCCTCAACGACGGCCCCCTGGCCGACGGGTAGCGACCAGCCCTGCATCCACCGATGCGAGGAGCGCCGCCCGCTGACCGAGGAGGAGGTCAAGCAGGGCTTCGACTACGACTCCTCGGATCCCGAGTACCACCCGCTCGACTGCACCTGCATCTTCTGCATCCCCGGCGCGTAGGAGTACAACGTGAGGGTCTATCAAGGTATGACCTTCGCCGACATGGTCGGGCGGCTTCTCGAGGACTTCTCAGAGGCCGCCCGGCCCGTTGATGTCGGCAGCTGGCAGGGCCTCGACATCAAGGGCGATCGCTCAAAGGTCACCTGGGAGCTCAGGGAGAGCTCACTGGTCATCGGGATGCCCGAGACGATTGAAGGGGCGCAATCGACGATCTCGCCGAACCTGCCCTGGGCTGAGGACCACTTCCAAGAGCGAGTTAGCGGTTGGCCTCACAACCCGCCGCCTTCCAACGAGTGGTGGCCGTTCATACAGGCGGGCCACCTCGACCACCTCAAGGGCGGGAAGTTCTCCCACACCTACCCTGAGCGGTTCTGGCCGAAGCATGCCGGCGACTGCCACCACATGACCATGCTCGACGAGATGGGTCAACCGACGGCAGTAGATCGACACGGCCATGATGGCTACCGTCAGGTCTGCTCGGGTCGACAGGGCATTCGGTTCGAATACGGCGACCTCGACGACGTGATCAACCGGCTCACCAAGAACCCCATGACCAGGCAGGCTTACCTGCCGATCTGGTTCCCCGAGGATACCGGGGCACCCGATGGCGAGCGAGTACCCTGTACGCTGGGGTACCTATTCATGGTGCGCGACGGTAAGCTCCACGTCACATACAACATCCGAGCCTGCGACTTCATGCGGCATTTCCGGGACGATGTTTACATGGCCATCCGACTCGGGCAGTGGGTTCGGGACGAGCTGCCGATCGCCGTCGAGATGGGGGAGCTGACCATGCACATCTCCTCCTTCCACATTTTCGAGGGCGACCGAGCCATGGTCGAGCACCTTCGCCGACAGGACCACGTTCAGCGGTCCGTACGACTCCGTGAGGCACTGGGATGAACAAGCTTGACCTCGAAGAGGCCAACGAACGCAACAACGAGCTGATCAAGAAGCTCATCGCTAAGCTCCAAGCGAACGACGACAGCTACCAGACCCATGATGGCATGCAGAAGGCCATCGAGCTTCTCGAGGAGGAACTGACGTGAACGAGCTCAAAAGGCCGCCCCGTGACTGGGTCCTCATGCAGAGTGCCGACAACTGGCGTGCACGGTCTACGTGCAGCCGGGCCCAGGTCGGCGCCGTGATCAGCCGAGAGGGGAGGATACTGTCGAGCGGATACAACGGAGCCCCAGCCGGCATGCCTCATTGCGACCATGGCTGTATCTGCCCGAAGGGTTGGCCTCGACAAGACCGTATGCAGGGGCTCAGGCACATCAATGGTTGCCCCTTTCCCCTCCCCTGCACCCGAGCCATTCACGCCGAGGCCAACGCCATCATTCACGCAGCCAAGTATGGTGTGGGAGTCGACGGGGCGGAGCTCCACACCACGAGGATGCCCTGCCTCAACTGCGCCGGTATGATCCTCAACGCGGGCATCAAGCGGGTGGTTTACTACGAGGATCACCGAGAAGAGAGCGGGCTCCGCCTCCTTCAGCAGGCTGGTCTGGAGGTGGTAAAATATGTCTATGGTTGATCGTCACCAGGGACTTCGGCAGCTCATCGAGCTACTGAGGCGACCCCTTTTCGTTTACACCCGGAACCTCCGCAACGACCGTAAGGGTTCTCCCAAGGCCGTCGAGAACGCGCTCAACACCATCGAGTTGCTGATCCTCGCCTGGGCCAAGCCTCGGCTCGACAAGCTCCCCGAGGAGGTGACGGATGCCTGGACCGAACCTTCTCCCTGACCGTGACTGCACCTCGTGCAAGTTGTACAAGGGTGCCGAAGATGTCTGCGAGATGGGCTCCGGCCCGGGCAATGCCGACATCATGGTCATCGGCAAGATGCCGAATTCGACCAAGTACCAGAACCAGCTCGAGGAGTACTTGACCGACGTCGGGCTCGACCCGAAGAAGGTCTACTACACCTCGGCGCTGAAGTGCCGCAACTTCGAGGCCAACGCCAGTAACTCCGACGTCAAGGCCTGCCGGCAGCACCTCGATCGAGAGATCGCCGTCGTGAAGCCGAGTCACATCCTGGCACTCGGTAATGAGGGGCTGCTTGCCTCCACGGGCCACTCGGGTATCACGAAGTATCGCGGGCGGGTGATCGACAAGGGCGCCTACAAGGTGATTCCCACCGTCTCCCCTCACGCCGTCTCGCGCAACCCAGGCCAGCGCCCGGGCTTTCTCGCCGATGTGCGCCTCTTCGCCAACGACTTCATGGGCCGCACTTCGGATGATCGGCTGCCCAAGTACCTCGTGCCTGAGGACATGGCCGGGCTCAAGAAGCTGAAGAAGTTGCTGAGCATGACTCAGTACATCAGCTTCGACATCGAGACCACGATCAATCCGCTTGGGGAATTCGACCCTCGAGCCAAGGTCATCTCGCTCGCCGGCACCTGCATCGCCGAGATCAATGGCAAGAAGAAGCTCTGGGGCTTCGCCATCGGCCTGTACCACCCCGAGTCGCCCTGGCAGCGGAAGTGGAAGTCGGTGCTGCTGTACCTCAAGGATGTGCTGGAAGCCATCCCCAAGCAGGAGGCTCAGAACGGCAAGTTCGACTCTCGGTGGATGACCCACTTCGGTGTGGACATGTTCCAGACGTTCGACACCATGCTGGCCCAGCACCTCCTCAATGAGAACGTGGCAAAGGCCCTCAAGCCCAACGCCATGGCTCGGCTGGGGGTAGCGCCCTGGGGTATCGACACCAAGAACCTGCTCAACGACCCCCTGGAAGAGGTTCTCAAGTATAACTTCGAGGACACCTACCGTACATACCAGATCGGCGATCAGATGAAGGCCGAGCTCAGGGAGCAGCCTCGTCTCGCCCGGATTCTTACCAAGCTCTTGATGCCGGCAAGCCGTGAACTCGTTCACATCGAACGACGGGGCATCTGGCTCGATGTGAACCGCTTGCAGGAACGCAAGCCGATCGCCGAGGCCAAGCTCAAGGAGATCGAGGATCAACTCAGCGAGTTCCTCCCCGACCCCGACTCCGAGGACTGGCCCCGTCACCACAAGACGAACAAGCCCCTCGAGATCAACTACAACGCGAGTCTCTTCGCCAAGTGGTTCCTCTTCGAGTGGCTCGAGCTGCCCGTGCTGGCACGAGGCAAGGAGAAGGACGACGGCTCGCCAGGTGACCCGAGCATGGCCGAGGATGTCCTCCTTCACCTCCAGCAGGACCATCACCACCCGGCTATCGACCTGATGCTCGCCCGTGTGGGGTGGCAGAAAAATCTCTCGTCGTTCTTCAATGCCTACGAGAAGATGTACGATGAGAACCACCGCATCCACACCACCTTCAAGCTGGCCGGTACCGTGACCGGGCGACTTAGCTCGGGCAAGGCCGATGCCGAGAAGGTCTCGGGACGCACCGACCTGCGCGGGGTGAACCTCCAGCAGGTGCCTCGTGACTCCCTCATCAGGGGCATGTTCGGTGCACCACCTGGTTGGACCTTCGTCGAGGCCGACTACTCCCAGATCGAGCTGAGGATCGCCGCGTTCATCGCCCGCGAGCGCCACATGATTCAGCTTTACCAGGAGGGCGCGGACATCCACCTGACCACCGCGATGGCGGTCACGGGTCTGCCGGCGAATCAGATCACCAAGGAGATCCGCAAGAAGGTCGGCAAGCCGGTCAACTTCGGTTTCCTCTACGGCATGGGCTGGCGCAAGTTCATCGAGACCGCGTTTAACAACTACGGCTCGACCTTCACCGAGATCGAAGCCCAGGGTTACCGGAAGGCCTACTTCGACCTCTTCCCGGATCTCGAGCCCTGGCACCAGCGTCAGCGACGTCTCGTGCGCAACCATGGGCGAGTGCAGTCACCCCTCGGGCGAGTGCGCCACCTGCCCGACATCTACTCGCCCGAGAAGGGGGTCCAGGCCGAAGCAGAGAGGCAGGCGATCAACTCGCCGGTGCAGGGCTTCGCCTCCGACATGGCCCTGCTCTCCATGTGCCTGATCAACGAGAAGTTCCGCGAACTGGATATCCAGGCGAACTGCCTGGGCCTTGTCCACGACGCCATCAACTTCGAAGTCCGTAACGACCACCTCCACCGCGCGCTGCCTATCATCAAGGACACCATGGAGGACCCGAACCCGCTTCGCAAGAAGTTCGGTACGGTACTCGACATCCCGATCGTGGCCGACCTCAAGATTGGGCAGTACTGGGGCGATGCCCACGAAGTCGATCAGCCCGAGATCATCTACGATCGGGACGCACTTCTCAGCTGGCTTGAAGTGAATCACCCCACATACGAAGATCTCTCCGTATGATTGACGCCGGGTACGGGTATTGGTATGATTGGGCATGAGAGGAGGAACCATGTCCAAGCCACACCGATCTGCTCGTACCCGGCTTCGCATTGTCGACGGCCACGTTAAGCGTATGCCGGCGAAGTGCGCCCGAACGGGCAAGTACAACTTCATCGACCGTATCCAGGCCGACCTTGCCCTGAATGACATCCTGAGAAACATCCGTCGTCAGGAAACTGACCTCAAGCGTAGCTACAAATGCGAGTTCTGTCCTTTCTGGCACCACACATCTCAGGCCCTGCGCCATAATGAGATGGCGCATTCCGCGTAGAGTTGCTCTGGCAATCTCTCGGCCGATATCATCGAAGCACTGATGATGACCGAGAGGAACTGCCCATGGGGTTGTATTACGATGAGAGTGTGGGTAAGTACATCACCACGCACTCCATGATCAAGTCCATGAGGGAGTGCCCGAGGCAAGCGGGGTTCAAGTACGCTGACAGGCTCAAGCCGAAGCGGTTGTCCAAGCCGCTGAGGCGAGGCACCTGGATGCACTACTTGCTCGAGGAGCACCACGCCGGGCGTGACTGGGAAGCCATGCACCGGAGTCTCACCGCGAAGTACAACGAGCTCTTCGACGAGGAGAAGGACTTCTACGGCGACCTGCCGACAGAGTGCCTCTCCCTCATGAAGAGCTACATCTGGCACTACAAGGATGACCCTTGGAAGGTGCTGGAGACTGAGTTCACCGTCGAGGCCGAGTTCCCCGATGGCACGCTCTACCGCGGTAAGGTCGATGCCCTGATCGAGAACCAACATGGTTTGTGGTTGGTCGATCACAAGACGCACGGCAACCTCCCCGGTCTGACGTATCGCCTGCTCGACGCCCAGTCGGCCCTTTACCTCTGGGCCGCGCTGAAGAACAAACTGCCCGTGCAGGGGTTCATGTGGAACTACCTTCGCACGAAGCCCCCGGCCAAGCCCTACCTCCTCAAGGACGGCAGCCGACTCAGCAAGAAGCTGGGCGACACCGACTGGCTGACGTTCACCGACGAGATCAAGCGGCTCAAGGCCGAGCGAGGCTACCGCATCACGGGCGCCGACGTCCAGTTTGCCGATCGACTCAAGCAGCAGCGATACCGCCCGGGTGAGCCCCAGCTCTCCCCCTTCTTCCAGAGGAGCATCCTCGAGAAGGACACGGCCATGCTGCGCCGAGTGGCGACTGCGGCCTACCACACTTCCAAGCGGATGAACGAATATCCGTGGGAGAACAAGGACGCGATCGAGCGCAACGTCCAGCTATTCAAGTGCGAGCGGATGTGCAGCTACCGCGACCTCTGCACTGCGGAACTGACCGGAGGCAACCTGGTTCCGCTGCTCCGGACTAACTACAAGGTCGGCGATGCCCTCGACTACTACCAGGACCGTGCCGGCGAACAGCGGGGCGACACCGAATGAGTAAGCGCCCCGGGCTGATCGGCTACTACCCCTGCCCTCGGTGTGGGGAGAGGGTTGACCTGGCTGCCGACAAGGCCGAGCACCGCGACCACCAGCTGAACTGCGTCAAGTGTGGGGATTGGGAGCATTCGGCTTGCACCCACACCGAAGAGGAAGAGAACTAAGTGCCCGTCAAGGACTATGCCGCCATCGCGGCACAGCGGATCAAGCGACCGTCGCAGGTCAAGCGCCTGCCCAAGTTCCACATCTACGCCCGGAACAAGAAGGGTAAGACCACCTTCGGCCTGACCGCCGGCATCGAGAAGACCCTGGTTCTCGACCCCGAGCACGGCACGGACATGATGAAGCGGGCCGACCCCCACGTCTGGCACATCGAGCGGTGGGAAGACTACGACGAGGCCTACAACTTCATCCGATCGGGCGACCACGACTACGAGTGGATCCTGGTCGACGGCCTCACCCGCCTCTCCCAGATGGCGCTGAAGTACACCATGAAGCTGCAGGAGGAGCGCTCCCTCGACCGCATCCCGGGTCAGGTGCAGCAGCGCGACTACGGCAAGGCGGGTGAGCTGATGAAGACCATGCTCACCGAGTTCCAGAACCTCCCCTACGGGGTGATCTTCACCTCTCAGGAGCGGGCCAATGAGGCCGCCGACTCGGAGGAGGACGAGGAGGTCGAGGGTGTCGACATGGAATACGTGCCCGACCTGCCCAAGGGTGTCCGAGGCTACGTGAACTCCATCGTCGACGTCATCGGTCGACTCTACGTCGTCAAGGTCGACGACCCCAAGAACGAGGGCAAGACGATCGCTCAGCGCCGGCTCTGGGTGGGCGAGACGGTCAAGTACGACACCGGCTACCGCTCGGACTACACCCTGCCCGACATGATCAAGATGCCCACCATCCCCAAGCTGGTGCAGCTCATGGTCGAGGGTCAGGTCGCCCGCCGCGCTCCCGCCAAGAAGGCCGCTGCCGCTCGCTGAGAACGGCGCTTGCCACGGCAAGTTGCCCGCCCCACACCACCGCCGATAGCATGATTGGCACATGCCCCCTAGAACAGGGCTGACCGAGGAAGGTATTACCCAAGTGGCGACTGCTACCAAGGACACCATCACGACGAAGGTCATCGACTTCTCTGGAGTCGAGGACAAGAAGGCAACGTTCAACAAGAAGCGGGTGCCTGCCGGCGACTACCTCGCGAAGGTGACCGCGGTCAAGGACGCGCCGACCAAGGAGACCCGCGAGTTCCAGTGGCTCTTCACGCTCGAGCTCACCGAGAAGTACACCGACCGGAAGTTCCCGTACTACTGCAAGCTGCAGGAGAACCAGCTCTGGAAGCTGCGGAACCTGTTCATCGCCGCTGGCATCCCGGTCCCCAAGAAGAAGATGAAGGTCGACCCGACCCGCATCATCGGCAAGCTGGTCGGCATCACGCTCGAGGACGACGAGTACGACGGCAAGGCCCAGTCCAACATCGGCGCGGTCTTCCCGGCGAGCGAGCTGGTCGACACCGAGGACGAGGACACCGACGAGGAGTACGACGCCGAGGACGGTGAGGACGAGGACGACGAGGACGACACCACCGACGAGGCGGACTCGGCCGAGGAGGAGGACGAGGAGGACGAGGAGCCCGAGCTGGCGCCCAAGAAGCGCGCGGTCGCCAAGAAGGCGGTGCCGGCCCAGCGCAAGTCCTCCTCTCGGCCCGAGGTGACCGACGACGAGCTCGAGGAGCTCGAGCTCGACGACCTCTGAGCACCGGACTCAAGCGGCTCATCCACCCTCCGCTAGCGGCCTTGACAACCGCGCTGCGGGGATGAGACGATGATCAGGTAACAAGCTTGGGCGATCCGACCTCCAACTAACTTCCTCGGTCAAAGGTGGGGGGGTCGGGTCGCCCATAATCGTAGCTGAAAAGGCAGGCAGCGATGAGCAAGCAAGCTGAATCCAAGCTCTCAGGTGACATCCTGAAAGCTCTCCGCGCCAAGGGCTACTTCGCCTTCAAGGTGCACGGTGGACCCTCTATGATGGCCGGGTTGCCCGACATCATCGTCTGTGTGGAGGGTTTCTTCTGCGGCCTCGAGACCAAGATGCCGGCGAAGCGCAACAACGTCTCGGAGATCCAGAAGCTTCGGCACGAGGAGATCAGAGACGCCGGGGGCTTCGCCGCGGTAGTCTGCGGAGTCAACGAGGCCCTATCCCTGATCGAGGACTGGGTCAAGCAGGTCAAGCGCATCAACACCATGCTTGAGACTGCCGAGGAGGTTCCCACGTTCGGGGCTCCCAGCAAGGCCAACTCCGGTTGGTCCCTGACCCAGGCGGCCATCGAGTCGCTGAGGGAACACCGCATGGGTGACCTACCCCACACCCGGGACGAGCGGGTACTCGGCCGCCGTGAGGGTGAAAACAACGCATTCGGCCTGGTGATCGACCTCGGTCTGGGTCGACTCTAACACAAGGAGATCAACAGATGTTCGACTTCGGGCTTGCCCTGACCAAGCTCCAGCTTGGCGACCGACTCACCCGCGCGGGTTGGAACGGTGCGGGGATGTACATCGTCCTCCAGCCGGGCTACCCCGAGGGGATCCCGATCAACGAGAACACGGCGAACTCCACCGGCCTCCCTCAGGGCACGGTGATGAAGTTCCGCCCCTACCTCATGATGTACACCGCCCAGGGCGAGTTCGTGCCGTGGGTCGCTTCCCAGACCGACCTGCTGGCCGACGACTGGTACTCGGTGAACCTTCGCGAGGCCACGGCTACTCCGCCGGCCGCCGCCTTCGGGTAATCTCTACACCACTCGGCCCCCGCCTCGATCCGAGGTAGGGGCCGGGTTGGTGTCAGACGATCTCAGGGGGCTCGAGGTACTCGAGCGGCATGCTGTCGTTGAGGAAGTCGCGCAGGTGCTTCATGACTTCGAGAAGTTCACCGCAGTCGAGCTCCGGCAGGCGCGCGGTCTTGTTAACTCCGGGCATGGTGCGGCGGGCGATGTAGCTTCCCTCGGCATAGACATCCCAGTAGATGGTGATGTGCTCCGGAGTCCCTGTGTCCCGGGAAACCTTGATTCGGTTCGGCATGAGGGTCAGCTCCTTGAGTGGTAAGCGCGATATACCAAGTATAGGCGATTTGCCGGCAACGGGTCAAGGCATTGCCCCGGGCGTCCCCAATCGAATGGCAATTGATGCATGCATCATTCGACCTAATCGCTGGTTCTGCCCTGACCTGCTATACCTGGGGACAGCTCAGAGATGATGCATGCGCGATCGATCGAGCGATGATGCGAGGGGCGACACACCAAAAGAGCCCGCGGGATGCGGGCCCTTCCGGTTTGGGGGTCAGCTGGGGATGGGAGCCATCACCTTGGAGGCCTCGATCTCCATGATGCGGTCCGCCGCCTGGCTGGCGAGAAGGCCGACGTTGTAGAAGGTCATCAGCCTCGGCGCGTACTGGTCGACCTCGACGATGTGAAGGTTCCAGGCGTCCAGGCAGGCCCGGACCGAGATCAGCCAGTCCTCCTCGGTGTGGGTCAGGCGGTCGGCGGCGCGGATCAGGTCGTGCTCGATCCAGCGGCGGTCGTGGTTGTGCACCTTGGTGAGTCGCTGCCGGCGCAGCTCCAGGATGTGCTGCCGGCGGTGCTGCCAGATGCCGTTGATCAGGCCGCCCCGGTTGGCGTAGGTGTTGTTCCAGGGGCACTTCTCGTGCTTGCAGGAGCCCCGGCTGGCGAGGATCTTGTTGCCCTTGTAGTTCATGGGCTCGAGGTAACCCCTCACCTCGTGGAATCCGGCGGGCACCTTCATCAGCGTCAGAAACGCGGTGGTCGTACGGTCGGGCATTGCATCCTCCTCGGTCAGGGGTGGTGCGTTGTGATGCCATCGTATACCCTCCCTGACTGCCCGTCAAGGTACCCCACACACCACCGAGGCGACCAAGTAGGCCGCCCCGACGATCCGGTAAGGATTAGCGCTGGGGGTTATCTACGGCTTCATCGTACTCCTTCTTCTCTTCCGGGGTCATGATGATGCGCGGCAGCGGTCGCTGAGACGGCCGGGGGAGCTGTCGCTGTCGGGGCAAAGGCGTGGCATGAGTAACACCCCCTGCGGCGGTAGTCGCCTTCACCCTGTTTCGACGGGTCTTCGTCGAGGCCCAAGCATCGAACTTAGCCTTGATCTCAGGCAGCTGGGATTCCGGGAAGTCATAACGACCCCCCTGTCCTACGGCGTCGTAGCCGGATTCCGAATCCCGGAAGAACTTGCGCAGTTGCCTTGCGTCAGTCCCGATCCGGGTCGCGACCTGCTTAGCGGAGAAAGTTTTCTCCTCGGCCACGTTCCCCTCCTCGGTCATTAGGTGGTGCTTCGCGGCGAAGCAAGAATGATGCTATGCCCGTAGCCAGCCGGAAGTCAAGGCGAACATGGTGGAACCCCCACCCGAGCAGGATAGGGGTCCACTCTCGTTTCGTGAATTAGTCAGAGAAGACGAGTCAGGGGATTGATCGAGCCCATGGTCATGCGGGCGATGGCCCCGAGGTTGTTCTGGCGGTGGACGCAGAAGGAGGTGCCGATGACCTCCCGGAAGAGCTCGTCGACCTCGTTCTCGAGGACCACCCAGAAGTCGGCCTCCGAGGCACCGCACCGGGGGTGGGGGCAGATGACCTCGACCCCTTCGGTGTGGGCCTGCTGGAAGATCGTCTCGCAGACGGTGCAGACCAACATCTGGGGCAGGAAGGGGTCAAAGGGGAGAGTCATCGGGATCAGCTCCTTGGTAATAGGTGGTGTTGATGGCATCACCTTACCAACGGCCTGACGCCCCGTCAAGGCTAGTCGCAGCGTATCGAACTGGCCGGCGGGGTGACGCCCGGGGCCGTTGCCTCATCGCTGCTCTGGACAATCCTGGGCGTGCACTGGGGAGCGTGGGCTGCCTCGACCATGAGTATGCCTATCAGCATAGCCGCGAGCGTCAGGAAGCCAATACGGATCTTCTCGTACATTTCGTCCTCCACACCGAAGAGGCCGGCGCGATGGCCGGCCCCCGGTTACTGGTTGTTAGTAGCGGCCGTAGTTCTTGAGGTGGGAGAGCGCGGCGATGGGGTCGTCGCCGAGCGGGAGGGGGGTCAGCCCGGGGCGGTCCTCCCGCTTACCCTCGGTGTCGATCTCGGCCTTGGCGTTGGCCCCGGTCCAGGCCGGCAGTCGGTCTCGCTTGAGGTAGTACCGCACGTACTGGTCGCCCTCGCCGGAGAGGCTGACCGCCTCGATCCCCTCCGGACCCATGGCCTCGCTGACGATCAGAACGTTGCCGGCGATCGGGCCCGGGTAGCTGATCAGCGACTGACCGACCCGGTTGAGCTTCAGCATGTTGTCGTGACCATCGGAGTCAACGTAGGCGACGAAGCCGTGCTTGATGCCGGTGATGGTGTTGACCCGCTCGCCGTACTCCATGCCCGCCAAGTTGAAGAGGGCGAAGATGTCGGGGGCCTCGACGTAGTAGGCCGGCACGGTGCTGGAGTCCTGCAGGTCCTCGCCGACGGTCAGCAGAATGCCTCGGATGGTCATCGGATCAGCTCCTTCTTGGGGGTCGAGGCAGTCAGCATTCGCTGCTGCCCAAGCATGGTACCACGGCCGAGGTGGGGGTCAAAGGCTCGTCGCAAAGCGCGCAGCCGATCTGCTCCCCAACGGATCGCTCGGTACGTTCGACGAAGAGGGGCTCGCCAGTCATGGGGTCGACGATGACGTCCCCGCCCTCGAGAGTGTACCGAACCCAGCGGTGATGGGTGGTTCGTGTGGGGAGCATGGGCATTCCTATCGACGTGCCTTACGACCCTGACGGACGGCGTCACGAGGATCGAAGTGGGGGAGCCGGGCGGTCGGGAGTACCGCCAGGGCGAAGCTTTCGCGAACCCCGCAGATGACGCATCGCTTGTCGCTCGGATCGACAAGGCCATCCATACCGGAAGCCCGGAGAGCGTGGTGACTACGGAACCACTTGAACGTGGTGGGTCGCCGGCAGTAGGGGCACCAGGTATGGGCCTCATCCATGCCATCGAGTCGAGGTCGCCACTGGACCGTGACCGTCTTCTGGCGGCGCTTGCCGTCGGAGCCGACCTGGTAGACCGGACGACCATTCTTTGTGACCTTGGCGATGCGGGTGGGAGGTGCGTAGGCGATCCCACGGGACTGGATGGTGGCGTCGTGAGGCGGGTTGTTACCCTTGAGACCACGGGCCAGGAGTCGGAAGGCATCTGCATACTTCTCGAAGTCCTTCTTGTACCAGGGCCCGTCGGCCTCCTTCTGGATGTACAGCCTCCACGGCTTCTGACCCGGCTTCGGCACCAACGTCTTGGGCACCGTGGTGAAGAACTCCCGGTACTTGGGGTCCTTGAGCAACTCAGGCAGCGTGATCAACGATCGGTTCCTCGGTCAAAGGGCGAATGATGCAAGCCCATACTATGCTTGGCAAAAGGGCGGGGTCAAGGCAGGTATTCTTCCGCCGGAATAACAACTCCAGCCAGACTTGAACTTGTTTATGTGCCCGCGATATCGTCGACGCAATGACAAAAACAACTGACATGGGAGGGTGTAGTTATGGCTGTCGACGTCGGGGATAAGTTGCCCGAGAACTTCGAGGAACTCGACGAGCTGGGCACCAAGATCTACAAGCAGGGTGTGGAGAGGGGCCAGGTCAAGCTCCGAGCTGCGATCAGGGAGTTCCTCAACAAGGAGGTTCTTGCCGCCAAGGGACGCGATCGCCGGCCCGACCCCACTGACCCCAAGGTGCGGGCCATCCGCGAGATCACCGAGCGCCTCTACGCGGCCTTCGAGGACGGCACTCTGTGACCGAACCGAGCATCACGCCCGCCAAAGCCCTCAGCATTATCTCGCGTGCATGGGGGAGTCAGGACGGGTATGTGTTCTTCCCGCACATCGATCGGGAGGAGCAGATCCGCACTGGTCAGCGACGCGCTGGCTTCCACGAAAACCGAGCATTCAAGTGGCCCGAGGATAAGTCCAAGATCCTCGCCCACATGAAGGCCCACACCCAGCATGACCTTTACTGGTGCCCGAGCATCTTCGAGGGGCCCGACCGCCAGTCCGAACTGGCCATGGATGAGCACGCCCTCTGGGCTGACCTCGATGAGGCCGATCCCAAGAAGCTGAGGGGCAACTCAGACTTCAAGCCCACGATCGCCTGGGAGTCCTCGCCCGGTCGATACCAGGGCCTCTGGCTGGGTAACCCCTCGCTCGGTGACTTCCAGGGCGCGAGCTGGCCGGGCAACGAGAACCAGCGACTCTCTTACTACCTCGAAGCGGACCGCTCTGGCTGGGACACCACTCAGCTGCTGCGCATCCCGGGCTGGCCGAACCACAAGCCCGAGTACCGCAAGAACGGCAAGACCACCGTCATCGGCAAGCTGCTCTGGGAGCGCGGTCCGATGTACGAGATGGATGACTTCAAGGCTCTGCCGGAGGTCAAGGGCGCGCTTACCGCGGATAAGCTCGGCGAGATCATCGAGTCTGAGATCGACGGCATCGACCGCCATGCCGTTGTCGCTCGGGTCAAACTCAAGCTCAACCAGCGAGCCCGGGATCTGCTCAGCGCCCGTGATGCCGCCGGCCCGCAGGGTACTCGAGGTGATAACCTCTGGTACCTGACTCGATGCCTCGCCGATGCTGGCTGCACCGTGCAGGAGATCGTCTCCATCATTCGCGGTACGGTGTGGAACAAGTTCGAGGGTCGTCACGATGAGATGAAACGCCTCATCACCGAAGCGACGAAGGCCATCGAGCAACGCTCGCCGGAGACTCAGGAAGCGCTTGAGGAAGAACAGACCCCCAAGCCCAAGCCCCAACGACTCGCGGCCTTTCTCAAGGACGTGAAGCCGCCCACCTGGCTCGTCGAGGGCATCGCCACTGATGGCTCGGTTGGGTTCCTCGCTGGCGCACCGAAGAGCTTCAAGTCCTGGCTCGCCCTCGACCTGGCGCTCTCGGTCTCGACCGGGGCTGACTTCCTCGATTACTTCCGAGTGATCCGCCCCGGCCCGGTGCTCTACATCCAGGAAGAGGACTCGGCCATCACCGTCAAGTCCAGGTCGCGTAAGATCTGGCGTGGCAAGACGGTGGATAAGATGCGCCTCATGAATGGCGGCAAGGACGTTCTCTGGATCCCCGGTGACCCCGAGGAGTTCGATCCCGACATCGACATCTACTGCATGGAAGGGTTCATCGCCTCGGACCCCGGGTGGCAGGAATGGCTCGATGAGACGCTCGCCGCCGGCATGGATGGCCGACCCTACCACCTCGTCATCATCGACACTCTGATGAACGTTGCCGGCGATGTCGAAGAGAACAAGGCCCAGCAGCTGACCACGCGCATCTTCAAGCCGATGAAGCTGCTCATGCGCAAGCATGGTGCCGCCCTTCGCTTCGTTCACCACATGGGCAAGGGCGGAGCTGACGATGCCCGACGGGGTGGGCAGAAGCTGCTCGGCTCGACCGCCCTCCATGCCTGGGCTGAAGACAGCCTCTACATTACTCGAGGGGGCCGGCCCGGTCAGCTCAAGGTCGAATTCGAATCGAAGTCCGCCCCCGAAGAGCACTACACCATCAGCGGCCTCGACAACAAGCAGTGGACCCCCATCTTCGAGCCCAAAGAAACCCCCAAGGCCGACGTACCCACCGCCCGATCCACACGTACCAAAACCTCCACACCAAAGCCACGAGCCACCCAGCCCCTGCTCGACCTGCTCTCCCAGGGAGGTAGCTTCACGACTACCGACCTCGCCACCCAACTCAGCTCTACATACCACCCAACCTACAGAAAGCTCACGGATCTACTTAACCAAGGTATCATCACCCGCGACGGCAAGGCCTGGAAGCTACGCTGAACCCCGTGAGGGCCCTCATACGGAGAGTCATGATCATCAAGGGCCCTCACCCTCTCTGACCTGCACGTAAAAAAGTGACAACAACTTTGTGACGTACCATTTGTACCGACTACGTGCTTCCTCACGCGGGCGCACGCACGCCTATTATTCATACCCCTATAAGCTATGCTTATAGAGGGTATTTGAATAATCTAAACAACTTGACGGGGCCCGTCGGGTGCATATCGCCTTACGTCCTTTTTGCTACGGCGCTTGGCTTCGCCGCGCTCCGCAGAAAACGCCATAAAACCACATACCCTCGGGAGTCACTCCATGGAAGACTGGGAAGCCTACGCCGCCCTCGAACAACTCCGCATCGAACGACCCACCCTCTGGGCCGTGCTCACCCTCGGACCCACTACCCCCTCCCGACTCGCCAAGATTCTCATGTCACCCCCCGACAACATCCTCCACGACCTACGCCACTACAAGTCCGAGGGCCTGGTCACCGACTCGGAGAATCCCCGCCCCGGCCAACCCATGGTGTGGGAGGTCACCTCCAATCTGGCCGACCTCTACAACTGGCGACTGCAGAAGCTTCGAGACTGGAAGCTCAAGTAGGCCTGGTCATTGCGCACCAGCCGGCCAGAGTATAAGGTACTAAGCATGACGAAGATACTGACGATCGCCGCCGGGTTGGGCTCCTTCATCTGGCTCAACACCTCCTGGTGGATGTCGCTGCTCATCGCCGGCGGTACCTACCTCCTCACCAAGCCCGAGGACACCGGCACCAAGGCCGTCCAGACCATAGACTTCGCCACCGGCGAGGTCAAGCTGCAGCCCATGACGGCGGCCGCCCAGAAGTACCTCAACAGCCTCAACGACTAGCACAGAGGAATCACCGAGACATGACGCGGCCGCTTGCTGCAGCAGGTACTGACGTTCTCGACGACAAGGTGCGTAGCCGACTCGCCGAGATCCGAGCTGCGGCGGGCGTGCCGCATGCTCAGGTGTCCATGGAGGTACTCTACTTTCTGCCCGAGGGATTCCTCCACACCTACGCCGAGATGTTCATGCGGGCGGTGAAATCGGATGGGGGCGGATCCGCTACTGCGGCTGCTCAGCAGGAGGCCGGCGAACTGGGCAAGTCTCGGGGGACTGGGGCCAAGACCACTGGCAAGCGGTACAAGAAGACGTTCGTGGTGCTGGATGAGAGGGCACTGAACCTCAAGACCATGGTCGACAAGCGACTGAGGAACATCGCCCGGGATCTGAAGACCGCTCTCGATGGAGGCGAACTGACCGCCGGCTCTGAGGCCGCGCAATGCGCTCGGTGTGGGATCTTCCTGCAGCCGTCCTGGAAGTTTTGCCCCCGTGATGGTGAGGGCCGCTCGGAGAGCTGATAGGCTCGAGGGCACTTCGCGCATATCGAAATTATGGTGGGGCAGGGTTCTCCCCGATCAGGGGCTTCCCTGCCCTACCTGTAGGTGTGCTTGAGGGTGACGCGATCGATTGCGATTGCAGTCATTCACACTCGCGGGTAGACAGGAAATGACATGGGGTCAGTTACAGAGTGGTACGGGGTTACAGTGGCGAGCTGGGTGGGGTGATGACTCGGACACGTGGGTCTGATGAGGGGGTGACGGGGGCCAGGTATTGAACTATTTGCCCTGCCTCGGGTCCGGGACATTTTACTAGAACGTGGTTCTGGGGGCATCTTCGTGTCGGATTGGGGTGAACCAGAGGTGCCTACGGAGCCGGGAAGCGACCCGGGATCAGACTCGGGCTCCAAGGAACACTCTGTAGCACACTACTAGGCTCTTACAGAACACTCCAAGGAGGACTCGGAGAACTCTCACCAAATCTCGTGGCAAAATCTAGCGTCGGCCGGGTGGAAATCTCCCGGGAACCGACACACGGTGGAGGGAAATCTCCCACGTCAAGTCCGTAAACTGGTATTGCCGGCAAACAATGACGTCAGGGGACTATACGTAGGACTCATCCCACACCGCGATTCAGTCGGGGTACTAGGAGACGAGCCGGGAAATCACCAAGGAACAGTCCGTAAACCGGATTGTGTTGCCTTGCCATGTCTTTTTGGACTTCACCACAAAACGGACATAACAACTTTGGCGAAAGGCAGACAGTGTCTAGCACCCTCTAATGAATTCCCTGTGCGGATCAAACCATATCCGGGCCGAGGACATAACACGCCGGTGCGCATGCTCATGCCAAGGACGTATGTACATATATACTACGTAGCTGCTGAGCTTTTTGCCCCGGAAATGGAGCCGACCAGGAAGCGGACCAATCCGGATGACCTCCGCGGATGGGACAGAGCCCTCATACCACGTGATCCCGTCCAAATCGGACATTTGCCTCGTATGCCTCAATGCTACCATCTCCGTCAAACCCGCCAAAACATGATAGATCCGTCCATGGGCGACAGATGGCGGTATGGTGTGGAAAGTCCGGGATGTCCGATTTGCCGGCGAGGGGGCGGGCATCGCATGCGAACAGGGCTGAGGACGCCACGTAGGGGGGCATACGCGCCGTACCAGGGCGCCGTGCGATGCTAGCTATCCTCGGAGCGTAAGCGCCGTATACGGCCCCTGACGACGTCGTAGAAATTACCGGTCGGTATCCTTGACTCCCCCCTCGACGTCAGATAGATTAGGGGCATGAACAACGACGAACTGCCCCGCATCCCTCACCCCTTCGACACCCCGCGCACGATCGAATACCTGCGCAGGGTGTGGAACGCCCCCCTGCACACCATCGCGCAGAACCTCGAATGCCTGATCGAATGCCTCGACTGCGACGAGGTGCCCAGCGACTACACGAACGCGCCGGACGCCGATCACGTGATGATCGGAAACTTCGTGATTATCGGCTGCGGGGGGTACTGGCACATCGACCCCTCCAAGGTGGGGATCGAGTCCCCCAACTGGTCGGCATAAACATCATGCCTGAGGGGGGCGATGCCGCCTTGACACCGCCCCCCACCGGATGCAAGAATATACCTATCAACGAGGGGGAAACGCCCCCCACACCGAAGGGACTGATTCAAATGGCTGGGACTTACGGCACCACCGAGCTGGCTCGCGAGATCATGGGGGACGAGGCGGTCGACGAGAACCGCAAGGCCGCGACCCGCACCCTGCGCAAGTTCCTCCGCGACGAGATGGGCGAGGGGAAGTCGGTGGTCGGCAAGGGGGGTCGCTACGCCCTCGAACTGAAGGCCGCCGAACTGCGCAACATGAAGAAGAAGTTCGCCGCCTGGGAGGTGGCACAGGAGGAGGCGAAGGCCGCCCGTGCCGAGGCACTCGCTGCCGCGAAGGCACCGAAGGCCGAGGCGATCATCCTCCCGACCGACGACGAGGGCACCGAGGACATCAACGACGAGGACCTTGACATCGAGGACGACATCGAGGGCCCGACCGACGACGAGATCGCCGCGATGCTCGAGGACGACACCGACGAGGTCTGATCGATACCCGAGGGGGGCCCGCAAGGGCCCTCTAAGGGTGTATGGGGGCACGGGGCATGCTGGCATACCACGGCGCCGATCAGCCGCGTACGACGTCGTAAAGTCGCGGGAATGCCTCCTTGACTCCGTCGGGTGGGGGTGGTAAGGTATGGGTATGAACAACGACGAACTTCGCCACCCCACCGACGACGAGATGCTGGACTTCATCGAGGAGTATGCCTACAGCATCGTTGATCAGCTCGATGACTTCCGCCCCGGCGGGTTGCCGCCCACCCGCGAGCAGGAGATCGAGGCGCTGCGCCGGTGCGTCGAGGACATGATCAGCGACTACCCCGAACTGGGTACCTTGACGCCGCCCCAGTAGGGGTGGTAAGGTATACCTATCAACACCGCGCACCACCGACCCTGAGGGACTGATCATCATGACCCGCCGCTCCCGCATCACCATCACCCCCTACATCATCGACGCCGACGGTACGCGCTTCTACCGCGAGAACCCCAACACCCGGGTCGTGCGACGCCTGCTGATCGCCGGCGCGATGCCCTTCCTGATCATGCTGATGATCGCCGCCGCGGTCGGCACCTACCGAGGGGTAACGATGCACACCCACACGACCAAGGTCGACTCCACTGTCAAGGACTTCAACGAGGGTTTCGCCGACTCGAAGCAGGATGACTGCGAACAGGGGTTCGCTCCTGCCTGCGAATGGATCGCGACGACCAAGCGCTGACGCCCTCACCCAGGCCCCCCACGGGGGGTTCTGCGGTGTATCACGCGCTGAGGTATGCTGGCATTGACCCGAGGGTGTGGACCCCCTTAAACAGCCGGGAAGGGCTCCTTGACACAGCCCGGCTACCCTGGCATAATAAAGGCATGAACATCAACCACACCGCCTGCACCCACCCCGCGACCAAGGCCGCCCGCGCGAAGTGCCGCAGGGATGCCGCCAAGGCCCCCAAGGTCACCCCCACCGGCCCTACCCTCGACGAGGTGGTTGCCTCCTACTACGACGGCTCTGCCGACGCCGAGGAGTTCGCCGCCTCCCTCCTGGGCCTGCAGGGCCAGCACCCAGAGCTGCGCCCCCTGATCGAGGGATACTACGACGGCTCCCTCGAGCTCGAGGAAATCGCCGCTGGGGCCCTGCGCCTCGCCCCCCACACCGCGCCTGACGACCGCCCGGTCCCCCCGATGGTGAAGGTATCGGATCGATACAACATCGAGAACTACCGGATGCGGGGCTCCTCGACCTACAAGGGCGACTGGGTCAAGGGCCACTCCCGCAAGATCAACGGCAAGGCCTTTGACTTCACCAAGATCCGCTGGGCCGATGGCTCGGTCACGGTTCGAGCCCTGGAGGGGGGCACCACCAACGTGCTCCACGAGTTCGAGAGTTAGGACCCCGGGCCCGCTCTAGGGCCCACTGGGGTGTGTACTGAGGCTCCAACTAACACTCTACAGAGTACTGCCCCCACCTCGAGGTATGCCCAGGAACGGGCCCTGAGGGGGTGTAGAAGGCTCTACCCGCGCCTGGCTCAATGCCAGCTATCTTCCGAGGGCGACGGCGTCGTAGAACGGCCCTGCAGCCCGTTGGTGTGGAGCAGCCAAGGCTCGAGGGGGGATGACCTTTGCCGGCGAGGGGTGACGATGGGGCCCATATGCATGCCGAGGAGGGCTCTGATGCTGCCCCTAACGGCCTGGTGCCTCGAGGTAGGGTGATTCGATGCAGGCCCCCCTGCCACCCGCCTAGAACGCTCCCTGGGGCGTCCGCCCTGCATGCCCATGGTTAGGCGGCGACGGGCTCGAGGGGGGGCCACACACGCACGCCACTATGCCGCGCTGATCTGGCACGGTGCGCATCCTGCTCACTATGGAGCTGCTCCGTCGCAAAGTCACGTAGCTGCTGGAGTCACGTAGCTGCTGACGGTTGGAGCCCGGCGACGGCCTCGGGCAGGAAGCGGACATCGCTCCCAAAGTACGTGGTAACGGTGTAAAACGGACATTGCTCCCACGTTATGACATAGCACGATTTGTCGCCCGGGCGCGCGGATGCAGCGCAGGATGGCGAGGTCGCGTCAAGATCGCGTGAGAAGTTGATCATGTAAGGGGGGCATGGATGATCGCGCGCAGAGCGAATCATGCGCGCGATCGTGGGCGTCGTGATCAGTAAAGGGCGATGTCGAGGTCGTCGTCGGCGTCGATGTTGTCGCGGAAGGCATCGCGCAGGGCATCGCGCAGGGCGCAGTCGGGGAGTTCGTCGAGGATCAGTTGGGCGCGCATGGGGTCGATCGCGAAGGCGCGGGCGTCGGTGTGGTTGATCATGAGGGCGAGGAAGTCATCGAGGGCGGGGGTGATGATCGCGGCATCGGCGTCGATGTTGTCGTTGTTCATGCCTTAATTATGGCATGCGCGGGGGGGTGTGTAAAGGCGATCGGGGGGTTATGGGGGGGTTATTTTTATACACCGTCATGCATGGGCATGCGGGCGGGGGCGCATGAGGGGGCATGATCAGGGAGGGGCATGGCAATCGGTGGGGAGCGAAGTGTTTGGGCATGGGCAAGGGCAATATAGGCGGGGGCATATAACGGGTGTATATAGGCGGGGGCATATATGCCCCTATATATCCGGGGGTTATATAGGGGGTTATATGAAGGTGATAGGTAGCAATATCATGCGCATGCATTGTTATTCGAATCATGATGATGCATTGTTATTTCCTATTCATTGATCGATGATGCATTGTCATTTCCCATTCATATCCCCTTGCATCAATGCATCATGCATTGTTATTCATCATGCATTGTTATTTCCCTGCGAATTTCCGATTGATATCCTATTTTCCCTATTTATTCCAATTATCCCCTTTCTTTGTATATTTTCCCCTAATATCCCATGATGGGAGCAATGTCCGATTTGCCCCATATGAACCCCCCGGGAGAAATATCCGATATGGGCGATTTACACCGCACGCCACCGTTCTGCGCGGCCGCTGTTCCCTCTTCCCCAAAAAGTCTTCCACGTATAGCCCCCTCTGAATCAAGCGCCGGTTGACATCCGTCGCCCCGCCCCCCTACTATCGAGGCATGAGCAACTCACCCACCACCGAGACTGGTTTCATCGCAGCCCGGGACGCCCTCCGCGACAGGGTCATTCAACGGACGCTGCACCCGCAGGCAGCCGCTCAGCAGTTCATGGAGCTGACCATCCGCTCCATCGCCACGGCCCCGCAGGACATGCCGCGTGACACCCTGATCTGGATGAGCACCGTGGCCGCCTCCTTCGTGACCTACTGCCAGCGGAAGTGCGGCCCGGACTTCACCAAGCCGACCCGCGAGGAGATCCGCGACTGATGCCCGGCTACGACGGCTACAGCTACTTCAGCCCGCCCAGGGCGGTGCACTTCGTCAGCGGCCAGTGGAACGAGTTCTTCCAGTTCTACGGCGTCTCCTGCTCGCGGTGTGGACCCCTCGGTAGTTTCACCTACGAGGAGAGCGAGCCGCCCCTGGATGACCCGGATGGTTGTCCGCCCTCCGAGCGGCTGAACCTCGACCACGAGGACTACTTCAACGCCCGGGACGGCGTCTACCCGTGCCCCTCGCTGATCATCCAGCCTGAGTATCGTCGCTTCGAGCCGGAGATCAGCTACCTCCTCCAGAATGACATCGATGAGGAGCTGATTCTCATGCTGAGGTTCCTCGACCTCTGCGCCGGGCTGAGTTATGAGCCGCCCAACCAGATCATCATGCCTTAGATCCGCAGCCCCTAGGCTATAGCATTGAAGGCATGAAGAACTACCACCAGCCGCCCCACACCATGCCCATCTGGCTCTGGTTGAAGGTGATAGCCCACTGGAAAGGGCGACAGTCCAGGTCCGCGAGGGTCTACAGCTGGAGCCCGACGATGATGGGCAACGCCTTCGTTGACCTGGAGCTGGACGGGGAGATGCAGTCGGTGCTGCTGTTCCGTGACACTTCCCCGCCCCTGCTCACCCACATCCCCGCACAGAAGAGGAACTAGAGATGCCTATCGTCGACATGCCGGGGCAGGGTCCCCGGCGCAGCACCACCGAGGAGAAGCGGCTGAGGGCCATGGCGGTCGACAGTGCCGCCCGGGTGGTGGCCGGTACCCTCACCTCGGGCAACCTCACCCACGACCTGAGCTTCACCCAGATCGCCGACCAGACGCTGAAGGTCGCCGACCAGCTGATCCAGTGGATTGAGAACAGCCGGCGGTGAGTCTTAGCCGATGGCTGGAGGGGGAGGTCGGCAGCGGCCTCTCCTTCTTGGCCAATCTCGATCTTACCCCCTACCTCGGAGGAGTATACGCCATGGGGCGTCCCCAGCTCAACGAGTTCACGGTCACGATCCACACCAACGAGGACCGGGTGCCCGACGGCCTGCAGTACTACGACCAGGAGGGGTGTGGACACGAGTCCATTGTCTTCCCACTCGAGGTCACGCTGGAGGCGCTGATCAAGTACCACGACAACCACCGCATCCAGAGCCACTCCCTCGAGCCCCGGGCCCCCCGCTGCACGTTTCACGCCGTCGACTCGGTTCCGGAGACGAGGTGCGAGCTGGACGAGCACGACCCGAGCATGAAGCACGAGGTCAGGCTGACGTGGTAGATTGGAGGAAGGCGGAGACCGAGTGGATGGATGAGCGCCGGGATGCCATCCGGGAACTCGCCAAGCCCCAGAAGCGGATCCCGGCTGACGTGGTGAGCTCCTGGCCGCCGGACTCGGGGGAGTGGGCGGAGGCTCAGCAGGCGCTCGACGACAACTACCGTCAGCAGCAACGCCTGCCGGGCAACTACATGTCCATGGAGGCGGCTCTCATGCAGGCCCATCAGTACATCGAACACATGAGGGAGTTCGGCATGGATGCCGAGAAGGATCGACAGAAACTCCGAGGCAAGGTCGAGATCGGCACCAGCATCCACGAGGCGCTGGAGGCCACGATCAAGGAGGCCCCCACACCCGGCGAGGCGGGGCAGCAGGTTGCCGACATCGTGGTCGCCGCGCTGGATGCGCTGGCCAAGATCTCGGGAGTTCCGCTGCCGGCGCTGTTCTACCTGGGCACCGACGGCAAGGCCTACCGGCTCGACAGTGCGCTGGACGTCGAATTCAGCACGCTCAGGGAAGCGAGTCTGGCGACCGGGCTGATCAATCAGGCCCAAGGGGCCGCAGCGAGGGCTACCGGGCGACTCAGGGGCGAGGGGAGGTCTTCCTCGAGGTACCCCGCGCATCAGCGAGCGGCGCGTCGCATGATCGAGCGCGACCTGGGGAAGGGAGAGCCCGAGCCTAAGGTGAGGGGAGGTACGCCTACCCGCCCGCATCACCACTGGCCGGAGACCCTGACCGTCCCCTGGACTCACGTGGCCCTCGTCAGGAGCGAGTCAGGGGAGGAGTGGCTGATCGGCGACTACAACCCCACGACCTTGATGTTCATCTGGGTCGATAGCCGGGGTGACGTGGTCAGTACCCCGCCCAGCCACTACATGAGCCTCAAGCCGTACTTCCGAGCACTGAAGCCGGGCCACGTGAGGGCTGGCGTCATCCAGCCGGACAACCCGAGGTACAACCAACGGGTCTTCGAGGGCATGATCGAGGAGGGGGTCTTCACCTTCCGCGGCTACGAGAACCAGTGGATGGCTGCCGAGAAGTTCCAGATCCTGCAGGATGGCCGGGTCTAGTCCCTCAAGTGTCAAGGTGGGCCGGCTCCTCACGGGCCGGTCCATCTGCGTAGGTTTAGCCCCTTGTCATATTAGTTAGTCCTTTGGAATGAAGAAATTACAGTCGGTGATTGACCGAGAATCGACCCACCCTATAGGGTCCACTTCATGCAACCTCAGGCTCAGCAAGGTGAACAGCCGCCGGGTGTGGAAGCGTGCCGGCAAAGTAATGCCTCGGATGGAGGGCATTGCTACTGCTGGCGAAATCGTGGCAAGTTCTGTTGTGACTGCGGTGCTACTCTGCCTCATGTGGTGGGTGATCGCCTCGAGCTAGTAGATCCCACACCCCGAATTCAGGGTGAGGTGGTCTCCGTGAGTGATGGGGGCTACTTCACGGTTAAGTGGGATGCTGACCCGGGCAAGTACAAGAACTTCCCACCTGAGGCAATTGGGCTCTTTAAGTCCATAGGAACGAATTTGCGTAACGCCGGTAATGATTGACGAGTTGTATCCGTAGCCTTACTATTGGTAATGGCCCTTAACCCGGCCGACAACCATATAGGGAGGGGGAGAGATGAACACGACCGAGTTCAAGGTTGAACCGATCGACTTTGTCGAGAGGAACAACTGCCGAGTCTGCGGCACGCACCGGAACTTCCATCTCGCCACTACGGATCACTCATTCGTGCCAGGGGACGCATGGATGGCCGAGATTCGGGCTTCTGAGCTGATGCCTGGTGACACAGTCGCTTCAGTCAGGGTACCCAGGCAGAGGACCTCGTCCAACGAGGAAACCACGGTCTGGATCTATCGCAGAAGGTAGTATGATCCGATGGGGGCACCAAGGATGAGCACGAGCAGCAAAACGTGCGTGACCTGCGGTCACCACGAACGGAGCCACACTCAGCCCGCAGGCTGTAACCGCTGCAGCGACCAGCACCAGCACAGGTTCCTCTCGCCGAGCCAGGCTATGGGACTCATTGACGAGCACCCTGACCTGCAGGTCCACTTCGAGGGGACTCAGATCCCCCCACACATCGAGCTCCAGGCACGTCTCTACGCTCTCGACATGGCGGTCAAGGCGTACGACGTCTACACCGAGACCGAGGACGAGCCCCAGGGGCCCGAGTGGATCGACTCGGCCGCCAAGCGATACCTGGAGTTCCTGATGGCCCGAACCTACAGCACCAGCTGATGTTCATGAAAGGTAACAACGTGATTCAGCTGCTGGTGTACGACGGGTTTCAGACCCCGGTCAATCTGCCGGTCATCCCCCGAATCGGGGAGGAAGTAATCCCGCCGAGTGGTGGGTCGATCAAGAGGGTGGCCAACGTACGATACAACCTCACTGGGGTCGATGAGGATCCCAGTTCCGGCATCAACTACGGGGTTACAATCTACCTCGACGAGAAGTAGTCACCTGCCGCTAGCCTTGCCAGGGCCGGCGGCAGTGTGGTAGCCTGATAGCCAACAACTAACCGCTCAGGGGGAGACAATGGAACGACGCACACTGCCGACACTCGCCATGCTGATGGCCCTCGGCCTGGGACTGTCCGCGGGAGTCACTCTCGCAACGCCTCAGGGTCCGCAGGTACCTCAGGTACAGCTCAACATGAGCGGCGATGAGACCACGGCCCCCGAGGAGTCGCCGAGCATCATCGCTTCGGACAGCCTGACGCCGAGCGACATCTACGGCAGCCCTATCACCGAGAGCCCCAGCAGCACGCCGCCGGCGGACGACCCGACTCCCACACCGGGCCAGTCGTCGGTGGTCCAGGTGCAGCCCAAGCACTCGAACATGGGTAACTTCACGGCCACGCCTGGTGTGGACGGTCACGCCACTGTCACTCCCCCGCCGCGGTCGCCGGAGCCTACGTCCACCCAGAGCGACACGGCTCCGCCGGCACCCATCGACACCCCCACGGAGGCTACCAGTGACCCAACCGCGCCCTGAGCCCGGTGACTTCTTCCTAGTACCCATGGAGGGCCGGGTCGGCTTCCTGATCAAGTTGGCCCAGTGGTTCAATGGGGACGGCTGGCGGGAGATACAGCACGCCGGCATTCTGCTCGACGACGGCTACACGGTCGAGGCCATGCCCGGCGGAGCCATCATCGGCCACATCACAAACTACGACACCAAGACTGTCGTCTGGTCGTCTGGCTTCGAGGTGGTTGGTGTGGGACCCGACTACGATGGGCCTTTGTCCGACTACGAGCGGGTGAAGGTCATTGAGGCTGCCAAGGGGTACGTGGGAGTACCTTATTCTTTCTTGGACTATCTCGGTCTGGCGCTGGCACGATTCGGCCTTCGTCCGCGATTGCTGAAGCGGTATATTGCTAGCACAGGGCACATGATCTGCTCTCAACTGGTGGATCAGTGCTACCAGGACGCCGGCATCCAGCTCTTCCGAGATGGGCGCATCCCCGGCGACGTGACACCGGCCGATCTGTACAACCTGATCGCCAAGACGGAGGAATACGATGACCGAGACGAACAACCCTGGCGAACCGCCTGAGGCGCTGGTCCAGCTCGCCGAGAAGTTGAACGGTGGCATCAACCGAGACAACGTCGCCCAGGTCGAGCTCGAAGGCACTCTGAAGGTCGGCCCCGCCTGGCGACCGCCGCTGAACGTCGACTACTCGGTGGTTGAGGCCCGGGTCGCCGAGATGCTCGAGGCGGCCGCGGAGCCCATCCAGGTCACGAAGTTCGACGGAGATGACTTCAGTCATCGGCTGTATAGCCGGCTTGGCATCGCGCCGACGGTGTACGACAAGGTGATCGAGCAGGCCCGCAAGTTCGCCGAGGAGAACAACACGACGATCACCGGCCGAACCTCCATCAGTCCGCCGGAGGATCCGCTCAAGCACCTCAGCGGTCGAACCTTCAGCATGGGCGATGTGCAGCGGGCCATCACCGGCGGCGACACCCCCATGACCGCCCAGGACGAGCGGCGCTGCCTCAAGCCGCCGATCGGCTGCGGGAAGTCGAGCCCGGTCTTCAGCAACCCGACCTCGGCAGCCGAGTACCGCATCACTGGCCTCTGCGAGGACTGCCAGAACGCCCACGACGCGACCTTCGAGGAGGAGGACGAGGTCCAGGAACCCTGCTTCTGCAAGGGTGACGACTACGACGTCCTGCACCTGCCTGGCACCCCCGGCTGCGACCTGGCCTGCCCCGGTCACAACGGCAGCGACCCCGAGGAGCCCATCTTCTGCGACGGCACCTGCCGGGTGCAGTGCCAGTACGGCGGCAACTGCCAGCCGGGCCAGTGCCCCGGACCCTGCGGGCGGTGAGATCATGACTCAGCAGTACATGGGTCTGGGTGACCCGACGGCTGACGAACGCGCGATCGAGCGCGAGCTCGACGGGAAGCTGAGGGATCGGCTCAAGGCTCTCCAGGAGCGCGAGGCTGAGCTGACCGATGAATTGGGCGAGCGGCCCCTGCCCTCGGCTGAGGAACGACTTGAGGTCTTTCGGGGCCTCGAAGCCCGCGCAGCCTTTCGTGCCGCATTCGAGGAGGACATCTGATGTTCGGGCAGATCATACTCTGGACCTTGGCCATCATCCTGATCGTCGTGGTTGGGGGTGGAGGCATCATGGGGGTGATCCTCTCCTACCGCGACCAGCACGTCACCAACGCAAGGCGGCGCAATGTTCGTAGTTGACGCCGAGAACTTCGGCACCAGCGACAAAGCTAATGTGGTGGCCAAGGCGGTCACCAGGGCTACCGGAGAATTCGAGATCGCGGTGACCCAGCGGAAGGGGGTGGTCAGGGTAGTAACCCCTAACGCCAAGGCCGCTGCCCTCGCCTGCTCGACCATCGTCGCCCACATGCACTTCGGCATCGAGTCTCGAGTTCACGCCTTCCGAATCGAGAACGACCCCCATGTTGACCACTCCGCGTGAGATTGAGGGGCTCAAGCCCCAGGACCGCCAGATGCTCCTTCTTTATGCCTTGGGTGTGGAGGGGCCCGAGGTTGCTCGTCTTCTGGGGGTGACCTGGAATGCCATGAGGAACCGGGGGGTAAGGATTCGGGCCTACACCGGCACGGTGGGGCTCACGGACACGGTCTATTGGGCGCTAGAGAACAACCTGATCCCCCCGGTACCTCTCTGGGGCCCATTGAACCTCTCCACACTCGACCGTGCAATGATGGGTCTGCTTGCCAAGGGCTTGACTCTGCAGCAGATCGGGCGAAACCTGGGGTACTCGGTTCAAGCGATCCAGAATCGACTCACGGCGGCCATGGATCGCAATCGGGCTCTGAGCCGGTATCACCTGGTGGCCATGTTCTACAGTGAGGATTGCTACGATCCACGAGACCTCAAGGTCCTCGCTGTACTGGGTAGTCCTGGTATCCCAGATTAGCCCCATGTGACAAGATCGCTAGATTCTCGTAAAGACTCGACCAGCCCGACGTAGTCCCTTGACAGATTACGCGTTGGATGGTTAAATGAACATGATCCCGCCGGAGCACACTCATCGGGTAGCGGCCTGCCTCGCTGCTGACAGATAAGGTGCTTCGGCGGGACTACTGTTGGGCATCTAGATCAGGAGGTGAACATGCCCAGGAGCCAGGTAACGCCCCGGGTAGTTGACTTCTCCGAGGCGACTGAGAGCCCCGATGAGGATGCCCGGCCCAGGAACTCGAAGGGCAAGCTGCTGACCGGCAAGCAGGTCCGGTCTCGCGCCCGCCGAGTCATCGCCAAGGGCAAGAAGCTCAAGGACGAGGACTTCGAGGCATGGGCCGGTAAGCCGGTCGACGAGTGGGATCTCGAGGAGCTTTCGCGAGGACGACCCCGTAACGCCAGTGGTGATTTCCGGGGGCGACCCCCTCAGTACATGCCTCGCGCGGTGCATGAGCGCATTGCTGAGCGCTTCAAGATTCTGGTCAAGGACCAGATGAACATCACATCGGTGCAGGCCCTCGGCGTGATCTCGAATCTGATCAACAGCGACGACTTCGACGACAAGGGCAAGCCGATCGTGCCCGCCTCGGTCAAGCTGGATGCTGCCAAGTGGCTGGTCGAACACGTCATCGGCAAGCCGGTGCAGCCGACGACCTCCGACGTCTCGGTCAAGCTGCAGGGTATTCTGGGTGCGGTCATGGTCAACCCGATCATGGACGATCGCCACCCGGACATCCAGGCTCTGCCCCCGGGGTATGCCCCCGCACACTTCGGTACTCGAGGTGGCCCGGTGATTGACGCCGAGGCCTCTTGGGATGACGAAGATGAGGATGACTATGGCTCCGACGGCTGAGCCCTGCGTCATCTGCCAGATCCCCCGGGCTGAACATCGGGATGCCGAGCTCTCCCGCCGAGTAAACCACGCCTACAGCGCCGATGGCTCGCTGAAACATGCTGAGCCACCTCGCCCGGAAGCTAAGGGTGGTCCTCGGATGGTCATCATGCCGGCACCCGATGTTCAGCTCCGGGAACTACTGATTGCAAGGGGGATCATCTCCCGTGAGGACCTCACCCCTCTTGGGTATCCTGGAGAAATCCCTTCCTGAGATCTACCGACTCGGGCTGACGAGGTACCCCGCCGAGGCTTGCGGCCTTCTGGTCGATGTACCTCGGCGACTCCACACGGGCGACTTGACTCACGTTATCGAGTTGCCCAACCGATCGCTGGCCGCGAATGGCCAGTACGTGGTCCTGCCTGGCGACATCGAGCTGGCTCTGAGGGACTACGATGAGATTGAAGAAGCGGCGATTTGGCATACTCATCCGTCGGGCTACATCGGTCCCTCGGAGGGTGACAAAGCTCATCGCCCGACTGCTGACGTACATATGGTGGTGGTGGCACTGACCCCCGAGGGCCCAGTCGCTACCTGGTTCTGAGAGGAGGTACCGATGAGCAACAACCTTAACCGGGGCATGTACACGCCCAAGCAGGAGGCGGGTTCCGAGTTCGGCGGCACCGTCTCCAGGAACACCATTCAGCCGAAGGGGCGCGATGCCCTGACGGCCGGTGAGGAGCTTCGGCTCACCTACCTGGTGGGTGACTTGAGCGACACGCTCCAGGAAACCCCGGCCAGCCTGGAAGATCGCCGTCAGATGCTCGGGCTGAAGCCCGCCGACGATGCGCGACCGAACTGGCTCGCCAACACGGGCAAGGTATCCCGTGCTGAGCTTGAGTTCGAAGACTTCCCCGATGCTCTCCGTACCCAGGAGGGCTACTGATGGCGCGGACGGCATCGGGGTTGCACATCCCGGATGGCAAGGTCTTTCGGAAGGATCTCTACTTCCATGAGACCGGCTACCTCCCACACGGCGGGCAGAGGGTGGTGCACTATCAGGGTGCCCGCCATCGCGTGCTGGTAAACGGGCGACGCTGGGGCAAGACCCTGTGCGGCGCCAAGGAGGCCGAGTGCATGGCCTTCGTCAAGAACTTCCTCGGCCAGCCTCAGATTGGCTGGATCATCGGTCCTGAGTACACGGACTGCGAGAAGGAGTTCCGGGTCATCTACGACTCGCTCCGCAAGTTGGGTGTGGATCAGGTTTCGACGCGTTTCTCTAACAACGTCGACTCCGGCAACATGCACATCCAGACCAAATGGGGTTTCGATCTTCAGTGCCGCTCGGCCCGACACCCCGAAAGCCTGGTCGGTGAAGGACTTGACTTCGTCCTCATCGTGGAAGGTGGACGACACAAGCGGAAGATGTGGGGTGACTACGTTCGCCCGGCTCTTTCCGACAAGCGAGGCTGGAGTTTCACATCCGGCGTGCCTGAGGGTGCTGCCGAGACCTCGCTGCTGTACAGCCTGTTCAACCGAGGGCAGGATCCGACCAAGAAGTCATGGTGGTCGATCCAGATGCCCTCATGGACGAACGACGTGGTCTTCCCCGGCGGCCGTAAGGACCCCGAGATCATGGAAGCCCGCGACGACTTGACCCAAGACGAGTTCGACCGCCAGTATGGGGCTCAGTTCGTCGACAACATCGGTCGAGTCATGAAAGAATGGGACGACGATGACCACATCGCCGACCTGGAGTACAATCGGAAGTTGCCGCTGTACGCAGCGATCGACTTCGGCTACACCAACGACTGGGTCTGGCTCTGGATTCAGCATGACCCCCTGACGAACAAGGTCTACGTCATCGGTGAGGAGAGGTTCAACCTCCGTGACACTGAGGACATCGCTCGGACCGAGTTCAAGGAACACCCGCTGAAGTCGAAGCTGGTGGGTATCTACTACGACCCGGCAGCTCCCGACGACGCGAACATTCTTCGGCGTACACTGGATGTGCCCACCTTCGGTAACACCGGCGGTGAGCTCAAGACTCGACTGAGCCTCATCCGTAGTTCGCTGAAGCTCCGACCTGCCCATCTGCCTGATGGCCACCCGGAGAAGCAGCCTGACCTCTTCATCGACCGAAGTTGCACCAAGCTCATCTGGGAGATGAGGGAGGGCTACCGCTGGCCGGAGAAAAAGAGCGACTCCAAGAACGACTCTGAGCTGCCGATGGACAAGGACAACCACGGCCCCGAGGCTCTGGGTCGTTTCTTCAAGGGTCACATGGAAAAGCGCACTGACGCCCGCCGGGCACGACAGGGCCGAGTACGAATGAACGGGAGGAGGCGGTAATGACCACTCTGGATAAGAACAGCCCGTACTACAACGCGCTGATGCTGCAGGGTATCGACGAGCAATTCAGCTGGCTGCCGCCGGATGACCGGGATCGTGCTCGAGCCTACGTCAAGTATGACCAGCTGTACTGGAACGACCAGGCCCAGTACTTCCTCCGAGTCATGGCGGATGAGAAGCCGGTCTACGTGCCTAACCCGCGTACGATCGTGGACACTACCTCGCACTACTACCTCAAGGGCTTGTCGGTTGGGCCCAAGAAGGCCGGCGAGGGTTCTCCACTGTCGAAGGCGCTGACGGAGTTCCTGAAGCGGGAGATGTTCTACTCCCGTTTTCACCAGACTAAGCACCAGGGCGTTGCTCGGGGTGACTACGCGTTCCACATGACGGCCGACATGAGCAAGCCCGAGGGGCGGCGGATTTCGCTCACTCCCATCCACCCGAGCAAGGTGATCCTGGACACCGATCCGGATGACATCACTCGGGTGATTCGGGTTCACCTCGTCGAGCTCGCTCCACACCCCGACGTCGAGAAGGCGAAGAAGGGTGAGAAGGCGGTCAAGGAACTCGTCTACTGGTACAAGGGCGAGAACGAGGATCTGCCCGACTCCGGTCTCAAGCTCGACGACATAGCTCGCGGGTTCGAGGGCGACAAGGGTCAGCGGACGGTCTACCGCAAGGAGACTCTCTGGGCCACGGACAAGCCCTGGTGGAATCCCGGGGAGCGGGAGGAACTCGCCGTCCTGCTCGAAGAGGAGCCCCTGCCGGATCCGATCGACACGATCCCGGTCTACTGGTTCAACAACCAGTCTTGGGACTCCAAGCCCTACGGCTACTCTGAGTTGAGGGGCTTCGAGCCCATCTTCCAGAACACCAGCCAGGGCATGACCGACCAGGGTACGGCCCTCAGCCTGCTCGGGCTCGGTCTCTACGCTACCGATGGCGGCAAGCCGACCGACCCGACCACCGGTCAAGATGTCGACTGGGAGGTCTACCCCGGCTATGTCGCCGAGGTTCCCGCGGGAGCCTACTTCCGCAAGGTGGAGGGCATCACTTCGGTGGCGCCCAACATCGAGCACGTGGATTATCTCGAGAGCAAGCTTCGCGAGGCGGGAGGCCTCTCGGATGTAGCTCTCGGTCGAGTCGACGTGCAGACCGCCTCTTCGGCGATCGCCCTGGCCATCAAGTTCATGCCTACGCTCGCCAAGCTCGATGAGCGTGACAAGGCTGGTGTGGACCGACTCGGTCAGCTCTTCTTCGACTGGAAGAAGTGGTGGCAGGCCTACGAGGGCGAGACCTTCACCGACGAGATCGTGGTCACCATCGGCGACAAGCTGCCGACTGACCGTACCGCACGGATCAACGAGCTGAACAACATGCTCGACCGCGGTATCATCTCGAAGCAGTACTACCGAGACGAAATGCAGAACCTCGGCTACTCTTTCCCGCCCGACCTGGTAGCTCAGATCGATGCCGAGAAGAAGAAGGAAGCTGAGCAGGCTGCTGCCATGGCTCCCCCCGGGTTGCAGGACAATGCCCAGGGTGCGGCTGATGGCTCCAAGGCTCCGCCACCGAACCCCAATCAGCCGGGTCAGGTGACCGAGAAGAAGGTTGTGCCGAACCAGAGCAACAACCGTAAGCGACCGAATGAGTCCTCGGGGACCGAGGCTAACCAGGATGTCGCTAAGCAGGCCCGAGGCGGGAAGCCGACGGCTCAGAAGGCAAGCAAGTAGGGCGAGATGCCCTCGAAAGGACCACGCGCCATGCGTAAGAACACGATCCAGTGGTGGAAGCTGCTCGACAAGGCGATCATCGGCTTCGACGAGCAGGGCGGGGCCGCTTCGGGCGGCCAGGGCACTGGCGAGGGAGAGCAGGGAAGCGGTCAGGGTCAGGCGGGCGCCCAGGGTGAGGGTACCCCGCCGGCGGGCCAGTCCCAGCAGGGTGAGGACGTCACCGGGCTCAAGTCGGCCCTCGAGAAGGAGCGGAACGACCGCAAGCTTCTCGAGAAGGAGCTCAAGGAGTTCCGGACCGCCAAGCAGGCCAAGGAGGACGCCGACAAGACCGAGGTCCAGCGTCTGACCGACTACCAGACCACGCTGACCGAGCGGTACACCAAGCTGGCCAACGGCTACCGAGACTCGGCGATTCGTGACGCGGTGATCAAGGCCGCCACTGAGGCCAAGTTCCTCGACCCCTCCGACGCCCTGCGTGCCGAGGTGCTCAGCAACCTGCCGGTCGAGCAGGACGAGGACGACCCCACCCGGGTCACTATCGACCTGACCGAGCTCGGCAAGCGAGTCAAGAAGCTCGGCACCGACAAGCCTCACTACCTCGCGCAGGCTCCCAGGGGGGCCGGCAAGAGCGGATCAACGTTCGGCGGCAGCACGGGTGGTAACAACCAGGGCAGCGAGCAGGCTGCACTTCAGAGCAAGTACCCCGCCCTTCGGGGCCTGTAAGAGTTAGGAAGGCAAGACCATGACTGGTCGTTACGACAAGTACGAGCCGATCTCGGGTGGCTTCCGGGCGGCCCTCGGCGCGGACCTCACTTTCGACGCCGCCGGCAACATGGGCCCCCTCGCGGTCTCGCTGAACTCCACCGGCAAGGTGGTCGTCGGCACGGCCGGTCAGTCGGGCGGTGTGGGAGTCCTCTGCAAGTCGGTCCCGATGTACCCGAACATGGGCTCCATCCCGGGTCAGATCAACGCGGCGGTCCCGGTCGGCGGCAAGACGGGCGACATCGTCGACGTCATGACCCACGGCGAGATCGTGGGGGTGACCGGCCTCGTCGCCGGTACCACCTACTACGCGGCGTCCAACGGCACGCTGACCGCGACCGCTCCGGGCGCCGGTGTCAACGGCTACCGAGTCGGTCACACGGTCGAGGCCGACCGCCTGGTGGTCCGCTTCCAGGCCGTCCAGGGCTGATCGAACTACTGAGGGAAGAGGACCCCCACACCATGAAGAAGAACCTGCTCGCGGCACTGACCGCCGGCCCCATCATCGGCTTCGATGGCCCGTACGGCCCGGGTGCCACCGGATCGCCGGGCTACAACCAGCGTGCCGACATCCTGGTCCAGGCGGCCGATGGCACCGATCTCTTCCAGATCTTCGACGAGATCCAGCGGACGCTGACGATCTGGAACGCCCAGCGCGACTCCATCATCTCGCGTCTGATCTACCCGGTCACCAACACCCAGGACCAGGTCGGCGTCCCGGGCCAGATGGACTTCGAGGAGGCCTCGGAGTTCGGCCAGCCGCGCGGTGGCGGCGGGTACCAGTGGTACGGTCGTGGCTACGACTTCAAGTTCTACGACCTCGCCCAGCGCTTCACCTACATGTACCTGGCCAACGCCAACGGCGACCAGATCCGCAACCTGGCCAACCAGGCGCTGGAGGCCGACAACCGCCTCGTCTTCAACAAGGTCATGAAGACGCTGTTCAACCCGCTCAACCTCACCGGCATCGCCGACAACAACATCCCGACCCAGGTCGTGAAGTTCTACAACGGTGACGGCGAGGTGCCGCCGGTCTACAAGAACAACACCTTCGCCGGCTCGCACACTCACTACTCGACCACCACCACCCTGGCCTCCTCGGCGACGCTCACCAGCGCCAGCTTCGACGCGGTCGAGACCGACTTCGGCAAGCACGGCTACCGGCCGCACCAGTCCGGCACCGAGCTCATCGTCATGGTCAACCCGCAGGAGGGCGCCATCGCGCGTACCTTCAAGGTGTCGACCGGCTCGAAGTACGACTTCATCCCGGGCTCGAACTACGGCGGCGGCATCTACCTGCCCCAGAACGGCGGCCTGATCAACCAGCCGCAGGGTGAGGTCCCGGGCCAGATCGGCACCTACGGGCCCTGGAAGATCGTCGAGGAGGAGTACATCCCGGCGGGCTACCTGTCCTTCCTCGCCTCGGGCGGTTCCTTCGCGCTGAACAACCCGATCGGCTTCCGCCAGCACATCAACGGGAACATGCAGGGCCTCCGGCTGATCCCGGGTTCGCGCTCGGACTACCCGCTGGTGGACTCCTTCTACCAGCGCGGCTTCGGCACGGGCATCCGTCAGCGAGGCGGCGGCTTCCTGGTGCAGGTGACCGCCTCGGCGACCTACACCACTCCGGCCATCTACGCGTGATGAACTTCGCCGGCGGGTGTGGAATGAGCCCGCCCGCCGGCCGACTGGAGGTCTAACAACATGAGCAAGAACCCGCTGGACGAGATCCTGTCGGAGCTCGTGGTCTTCCGGAACGGTGCGACCGGCGAGTACCAGAGCAACAGCCCGTACTGGCAGGACGCGCGGATCCGCAAGGCCTGGAAGGCGCGGTACTCCGACGAGGCCCTGGTCGCCGCCGCCGAGGAGCCGGAGGACGAGGAGGAGGTCGAGGAGGTGGACTACACCACCCTCACCAACGACCAGCTCCGGACCGAGCTCGCCGCCCGTAAGCTCTCGGTCGACGGCAACAAGGCCGAGCTGATCGCCCGCCTGGAGGAGAGCGACGCTCAGGAGGGCTGATGACCACGCCCATCACCCCGATCGATCGACTTCGTCTTGAGGTCGACGACCCAGTACCGACCGACGGTACCGATCCTCAGTTCTCCGATGCTCAGCTCCAGGATGCCCTGGATCAGGCATACGGTAACGTGGAACGGGCCGCCGCGATCGTCTGGCGTTGGAAGGCTGCTCGGGCGGCCGACCTGGTTGACGTTACCGAGGGCAATGCCTCTCGGGCCATGAGCGACCTCCAGGGTCACGCGCTCGACATGGTCAACCACTACGAGAAGTCCCGGTCCGGCCCCACCGAGGGTCGAACCACCATCGGCAGGATCCGGAGGAGGTACTACTAAGATGGACCAGACCATGGTCAAGCAGCTTCGCAAGGTCATGGCGGCGTTCATCGAGGCCGACGCCTACAGCATCGAGCTGCACCGGCCTACCTTCTCCGAGACGGCGACGGGCGGGTACGTGAAGGGTAACTACCTGACACTGCCCGCCCAGCGCTTCCGGCTCGTTCCCTACAAGCGCCGGCTCACTGACCTCACGACCCCGACGGCCGACGGTGAAGTTCCCACCCTGCCGTACGTTCTTGTAGGGGTCTATAATACTGATATTCAGCGGATGGACGAGTTCTTCCTCAACGGTGCCTTCTACCGAGTGCAGGGAATCGAGCCCCATACCAATGACCGGGTCCACACCGATCGAGTCGTGGCCCAGCTGATCGTCCTGGATGCCGAGGGGGTGACTTGGAGTGGCTGACGGTATCACCATCAGAGATACGCTGTCGAGTGGTCTCGCTCTCGCGGCTGTCTCCTTCAGACACCACCTCGAAGAAGAGGTAGTCGACGTCGCGGCCGAGGCTCTCGAGTACGCCAAGCACAACGCCCCCTGGGCTGACCGCACTGGCGACGCTCGAGCCGGCCTCGATACCTCGGTACAGTGGGAGGGCGAAGAGATCGCCTGGTACATGTACCACGAGGTGGACTACGGCATCTGGTTGGAGACCATCCTCAACGGCAAGTTCGCCATCATCATGCCGACTCTGGAGCTCTTCGCCAATCGAGTCGGTCGAGGCCTGAGGGAGAAGACGGAGGTGGATTATGGGTAGCGATACCCGGGCCTTCGTCTTCGATCGACTCAAGACCGTCGCTGCGGTGGGAGGTCGAGTTCTTCAGCAGGGCTCGGCCCTGACCGCCCAAACCGTGAAGCCTTACCTGGTCTATCATATGGGTAATGACACGGATGAGGGCATGTCGGACGAGGACAACTTCAAGCCCAATCGGCAGTTCATGCAGGTCTTCATCCACGTCGCCCAGGGTGACTACGGGCCGATCGACGACATCATGCCTCAGGTCAAGGCTGCCCTTGCGTCTGGTGTGGGAAAGCCTAACGACCTGATCCACGTCCAGTACCTGGAGACCAGCCAGGATCTGCAGGACGATCTGTTGCAGAGCTTCTTCAGATACATGCGTTTTCAACTCATCCAGGCGAGGTAGCCATGCTCATCAAGTACACGGGTCTCTCCCACTTCCGCGAGCTGCTCCAGGAGGACTTCGAGAAGCTGGGTCACGCCGGCCACGAGGCCCTGACCTGGGCCAGGGACGAGGCGATCGAGGTCGTCCACCACGTGGCGGAGACCCTGCTGGAGGTCCTCGGCGACGAGTTCGAGAAGGTCGAGGCCGACGCCAAGGAGCAGGCGCCGAAGTGGTCCTCGAACCTCGTCATCGCGCCAGCCAGCACGCCCACCGAATAGGGCGCGCACAATCACTTCCTAACGAATCCCTGAGCAGCCGCTGATCGGGCGGTACCTGCTGGCAGGATGAATTAGGCATCGAGCTTTTGCCATTCGCTTAGGGACCGACTGGGAGCCTCAATGCATGAGCTTCGATGCGGCGGAACCATGCATGGAAAGCTGGACGGAGTTCAGCTCGAGGTCAAGTGCAACCGCCGCAGTTGTGGGGCCGGGCGAGGGGTAGTGGTCCTCCACACCTTCGACCTGACAACTGGAGATCTGATCGGTACCTCGCGGTTCGCCGATCCCACACGAACAGGAGACAGTAATGCCTCTCGGTAACACTCTGCCCTTCGGGCTGCGTGACGTCAAGCTCTACCCGCTCGACTCGACGGGGGCCCGAGGTACCGGCGTCGACCTGCCGGTGAGCCGTACGTTCGCCTTCAAGGAGACGGTGTCGAGCGAGGAGCTCGTCGGCGACGACGTCGTCCAGGGCTCGCACGACTACAACCCGAAGGTCGAGTGGGAACTCGAGGCGGGCGGCATCTCGCTGGAGGCCTACGTCATCATCGCCGGCGGTACCGTCACCGCGTCGGGTACCACCCCGTCGCAGAAGAAGACCTACTCCAAGCTGCGTACCCAGAGCCGCCCCTACTTCGAGGTGGAGGGCCAGGCCATCTCCGACAGCGGCGGCGACATGCACTGCGTCGTCTACCGGTGCAAGGCCGATGGCGACCTCGACGGCAAGTTCGAGAACGGCGGCTTCTTCCTGACCAAGGCGTCGGGCAAGGGCTACGGCCGCACCGACAACGACAAGCTCTACGACTTCGTCCAGAACGAGACCGTGACCCCGATCACGTGATCTGACGTCGACGCCTGAACCCGGAACTTGAACTCGATTCGGGCTCCGGGTTTTTGGTTTTTGGTCATTGCCTAAGTGATGCCACCAGAAATTTTTTTTGTTGTTTTTTCAGGGCATGAAGCTCACTTCATTGCCCCTGAATAAAACATACAAATAAAAATCATCTGGTCGGGCATTTCACTGATGGCTAACTGCTTTGGTAACAACAACTTCTCAACACAAGGAGACGGCCATGACCGCTAAGACGAAGGCCAGCTCGGTAGCTGCCTGGAAGAAGAAGGCCGCCGGCGAACTCATCGACCTGCCGAGCGGACTCACCCTGCGCATCCGACGGGTCGGACTTCAGACCATCATGGCAACCGGCATGATGCCGAACAGCCTGCTGGGCATCGCCAAGAAGGCGGTGGACAAGGGCGCGGGATTCGCCGAGCCCAGCCAGGAGGACCTCCAGGCCCTGGCAACCGACGAGAAGAGCCTCCTCGAACTGATGGCCTTCTTCGACAAGGTCGTCTGCTTCATCGCCATCGAGCCCAAGATCCACCCGACCCCTCCGGCTGGTGTGGAACGAAGCGAGGACCTGGTCTACGCCGACGAGGTCGACGACGAGGACAAGATGTTCCTCTTCCAGGTGATCACTGGAGGTACCACGGACGTGGAGCAGTTTCGTCGCGAACACGCCAGCAGTCTGGATGTTGTACGTGGACGCGAAG